CGTTGGCGACGACCGCCGCGTCGGCTTTCGCGCCCTGTGTGGCCGTGGCGTAGCTGCCGCTCGCCTGCTTGCCGTCGAGGGCGGTCTGCAATCCGGACACGCCGGAGATTGAGTGCGCGGAGCCGTCCGTCTTGCCTGCGTGGGCGGACACCGCCGAGCTGGCGGCCCCCGCGGACTCATAACTGCCTGAGGCCTGCTTGCCGTCGAGCGCCGTCTGCAACCCTGAGATGGCTGCGATCGCCGCGCCTGACTGAAGGGCGCTGTCGGCCTTCGCCCCCTGCGCGGCCGTGGCGTAGGCCGTGGCGCTGGTCGTGGCGGCCGTGCCCAGGCCCGATATGTCCGCGGCGGCCAGATCCACCGCGCCCACCTTGCCGGCCACGCTCAGCACGGCGTTGGGCGGCGTGAGCAGCTCCTGCCAGTTGGCCAGCGTGGCGGGCCCGGCGGCTTTCAAAATGAACGATTTGCTGACATCCGGGCGGATGGCCACGTCGCCCACCTCGGCGGTGGACAGCGCCAGCATGGCGGCCTGGTCGGCGGCCACGAAGGTCTCGGTGATGGCCAGCGCGGGCAGCTGGCTGGAGTCGACCTTGCCGCCCACCAAGTCGGCCTTGGCCGAGAGCGCGGTCGATAGGCCGGCCACCGTGGATATGGCGGTCCCGGACTGGAGGGCCGTGTCGGCCAGCGCGCCTTGCGCGGCCGTGGCGTATGACCCGGCGGCCTGTTTGCCGTCGAGCGCGGTCTGGAGTCCGGAGACTCCGGATATCGTGTGGGCGGATCCGTCCGCCTTGCCTGCGTGGGCTGACACGGCGGACGCGGCCGCGCCTGAGGCCTCGTAGCTGCCTGAGGCTTGTTTGCCGTCCAATGCGGTCTGCAGTCCGGAGACGCCTGAAATTGTATGAGCGGAGCCGTCGGTCTTGCCTGAGTGGGTCGAAACGGCGGAAGCCGCCGTCCCGGCCGCCTCGTAGCTGCCGGCCGCCTGCTTGCCCTCCAAGGCCGTCTGCAGTCCTGAGATGGCCGTGATCGCGGCGCCGCTCTGCAGGGCGGTGTCCGCCAGCGCGCCCTGGGCCGCCGTGGCGTAGGCCGACGCGGCGGTCGTGGCCGCGGTGCCCAGGCCCAGGCCCTCGCGCGTGGCCGCCATGTCGGCGGCGTTCAGGGTCAGGCCGCCCACCATGACGCCGGCCCCGTTGGTCTTCTCCTCGACGCGATCCGCGAATATCTTCTTAAAGCTGGCCATTTTACGCTCCCCATGTGTTTGTCAGTATGTTGGTCCATCCGTAGGCGCCCGCCCCGGTCTGCATGTACATCTCGCACCGCGCGGCCCCGTCGGCCGCCACGTAGCGCAGCCTGCCCACGTGGTCCGGCCCGGTGAGCAGGTTGTCGGGGTCCACGGAGGGCACGGTGGCGCCGGCCGAGGATCCGATCACGATCTCGTCGGCCCCCTCGGTCACGGTGATGCTGGGGCCGGCTTTTATGGAGCGCAGCACCAGGTCATAGGCCAGCTTCCCCTTGAACACGCCCGCGCCGGTTCCGGCGTTGCTCGCCGTGTTCGGCTCGCCGCTGACCACGACGACAGTCCCGATCTTGATCTGCCAGCCGCCGTTGTCGGGGTACATCTCGGCGTCGCCGGCCACGGGCAGCTCGATGGTTGAAAGCGACCCGTTGATCTTCTCGGACCCGTGGGCCGCGATCGTGACCGGATATAAACTTGAGTTGCGCAGCGTGATCAGCGCCTTGCCCGACTGGCCCGCGGCGGACTCCAGCGAGAAGGTGGCGGGGGCCGGGGTGCCGCCCGCGTAGACGAAGTATTTGCCCCAGTCGCCGGCGGTGGCGTAGTCGGCGGTCAGGACCTGGCTCTCGAACGAGCCGCCGTCCATGACGTTGTTGATCCAGGCCCAGCTGGCGCCCGTGCGTATGTAGGTGCGGCCGGAGTCGGTGGCGTAGAATATCGCCTTGTCCTTGGTGTGGTTGTCGCGCTCGGACTCCAGCCCGTAGAAAGTCAGGTCGGTGACCGCGCTGTCGGCCAGCGGGCGCCACGCGGAGCTCGTCTTCAGGTAGCAGCGGCCGTCGCCGGTGTCGTAGAACAGGCAGCCGGTGTACTGGTCGTAGTTGGCGCGCGTGTCGAAAGGCCCGTGGAACACGGCGCCGACGAAGGCTTTGCCCGTGCCAGTGCCCACGACCACCGCTTTGGCGTCCGTGACGAACCCAAGCTCGCCTTGCTCCAGAACGGCGGCGGCCAAGTCGGCCTGCTCGCCCCTGCGTAGTTTGATTCTCGCCATGCCGCCAGCCCCCGAGTTTAGGTGTCCCCTGTGTGTGCCCCGCGCCGGGGCCGCATGAGATTACTATAACATGCGCCGCAAGGCCTGTCTACCAGGTGTTGGTGAGTATCCCGACCCACTCGTAGGCGTCCGGCCCGACGCGCATGACCATCTCCGTGTGGCTCGCGTTCTGCGTCTCGCGGTAGCGCAGCCGGCCCGCCACGGCGGCCGACGCGGCGGTCGAGTCGGGCGACGCCTTGGCCGTAGGCTGCGCGCCCGCGGCCACCCACGCGCCGGAGTGCCGCAGCAGCATCTCGCCGGTGTCCGACCTGCGGTAGAGGCAGCCCGCGAACTGCTCGTACGCGGCCATATCCTCGGGCGGCCCGCTGAACACTTTGCCTACCAGCGACTTGCCCACGCCGTCGCCTATGACCACCGCCTTGGCGTCCGTGGCGTAGCCTAGCTCGCCCACCGCGAACTCCGCGGCCGGCAGATCCGCCGCGGCGCCGCGCCTGACTTTCATCGTGCTCATCGAGCCCCCTTATGCTATTCTATATTGGCCGGCCAGGTTGAACACGGCGTTGTTGGATAGGACGCCGCTGCCCGCGGCCAGTTTGATCTGCGCGGCGGTGTCCATGCTCTGCGCGAAGTATATGTGGCCGTCGGTCTCGGCCGAGCACGACAGGCTGCGCGTGTTGTTGTTCAGGTTCACGTAGGACAGCGTGAGCTCGCCCGGCGCGCCGACAATATAGCACAAAACACAACTAAAGCCACATCCGCGCGGCAATAAAAAAAGGGGCCGGGCCACGCGGACCCGGCCCCTTTGGAAGAGCCCTATGGGCTGGATCAGGCGAACGTGCCGCCGTCGATGATGTCGACGTAGAGCTTGTTCGATCCGTCCACCTTGATGGAGCTGTTGTCGTACTTGACGTCGATCTCGTTGGTCGTGGCATGGAGCTCGAGCGCGATGCCGACGATGTCGGAGTTCAACTTGGCCTTGGTCACCGCGTTGGCGGCGATCTTGGCGGTGGAGATCCCGCTGTCCTTGACGCGGAGGGCGTCGGTGGCGATCTCGATCGTGGTCCCGTCGACGTTGACGTCGAGCGCGCCGGACGTGGCCTGGACCAAACCTTCGCCAGCGACGTCGGAGTTGATCTTGGCGGCTGTGACTGCGTCCGCGCCGATTTTGTCGGCGACGACAGCGCCGTCGGCCAACTTGCCGGTGGTGACGTTGACGTCGGCGATTTTGTCCGTGGTGACCGCGCTGTTCGCGATCTTGGCCTCGACGATGCCGCTATCCTTGACGCGGATCGCGCCGGAGCTGACCTCGAGCGTGGACCCGTCGACGGCCACGCCGGCGCCAGCCTCGCTGAGCGCGATGGGGGCGACGTTGGCGGTCGTCGTGTCGGGCTTGATGGCGAGCTGATCCGCGGTTCCGCCTGCGCCGACGGTCAAACCGCCTGCGGCGTCGATGTCGATTCCGACCTGGTCGTCGGGCAGGATTGTGATACCTGCGCCGACGTTGACGAAGATCTCATTGCCGTTTTTGTCCAAACCCTGGCCGGCGACGATCTGGCCGGCTCCGGAGAACTGCACCCAGGCGGCGCCCTCAACGTCGAAAGTGTAGCCGGCGTCCGTGGTTTTGTCCAGGACGGCCCAGTTGGCGTCGGGGGAGACGCCGACCCACGCCCCGGCCGTGCGGGTGTAGATCTTCTTGTCGGTGGTGTTGAGGAAGCGGACGCCGTCGGCGGCCGTGGCTGGGTTGCTTGCGCCGACGGAGTCGACGGGCGGCTTCCAGGTCAAGCCGGAAATGGCGTTGTCGACGTAGGTCTTGGTCTTGAGGCTGGACCAGAGGCTGGTGGCCACTGGGTCGGAGACGTCGTCGATGCTGCGGTGGATGGTCTCGTCGTCAATATGGCTGCGGGCCTCGGAGGCGGAGACGACGTTCGTTCCGTCGTTGATCTGCTTGACGAGTCCGGAGCTCAGCTCGGAGTTTTTGACTTTGCCGTAGGTTGTTCCGTCGGCGAGCTGGTCGAGGTTTGTGACGTTGACTTGGACCCAGGCGCTGCCGCTGTCAAGCCAAAAAGCCTTGGTGTCCGTCGCGAAGTACAGCCGGCCGGAGACTTCCGCGTCCGGGCGGGCGGCCTCGGCGCCCTGGAGCACCTTGCCGATAAGGTTCTTGGCTGCGCCGTCGTAGACGTACACGCACTTGGTGTCCGTTGTGAACAGAATTTCACCGGCGCTGCAGACGGCCGCGTCGATTTGAGCTTGCAGACCACGGCGCAACAGGATCTTTTGGTAAGCCATGTGAGCTTCCCCCTTTTTTCTTTTTTTATGCCTATTTCCCCACTATGCGCAAACCGCCGCCGATGCGGAGGAGAGCTTCTCTGTTTACTATACACCCCGGGAGGAGGGCCGGCAACCACGTGCTACAGCGAGCCGCCGTCGATGACGGGGTCCTCGTAGGCCGGCCGCCACGCTTTGGCCGAGTCGTCCCAGAAGTGCATGGCCGGCGGATCGCCGGTCAGGGCGTAGTCGCCCAGCCTGCCGACCGGAACCGCGCCCGTCAGGCCGCTCAGCGTCGGGTACTGCCCCCGGAAGTTGCTCGCGCCGCCGGATTGCGACAGCGCCTTGTCTATGCGCGCGATGGACTGCTTGGCCGCCTGCTCCCACCCTGGGGTGAAGGCGCCCTGGTACAGCTCGGCCGTGCCCGTGGCCTTGTACAGCGTGGCCTCGCCCTCGGCCGGGAACTCGCCGTCCTTCTGCACCTCCACCAGCCTTATGGGCTCGTCGAACCTGTTCTCCGACAGGTGGGAAATTTCGAACTCCTTGCCATTGCTGTCCAGCACATGGTCGCCGACCACCGCCATGGCGGCCTGCACCGGGTCGTCCCAGCTGGCCGTCACCACGTACTCGTAGTGCGGGCCGCTGTATAGCTCCGCGCCGGACAGCCATCCGCGGACCGACATGTCGGCCGTGAAGTCCTCCTGGGCCGGCGTGCTCAGCGCGCAGTCGTAAAGGTAGAAGGTGGCCTCCGGCCTGGCCGGGCCCGTGGCCGTCACGCGGCCGCCGTCGATGAACGCGCCGGGCGAGCCCTCCCAGTCCGTTATGGCGAACGAGTTGCCGGCCGTGTCCTCGATCAGGTCGCCGGCGTTGAGGTACATCGCCTTGGCCGTGTCCTCGAAGGACACGCTGAACACATACGGGCCGGAGCCTATGACACCCTGCAACATGACTTTTCGGTTCAACATGTCACGCCATCCTCACCAGCAGCGTCATCGCGGACGCCGCCGATATGCCGCTTATGCCCTTCACGCCCGTCTGCGACTTGGAGCTGTTGGTCACCCAGTCGCCGGCCACGTTGACGAAATTCTTCCATTGGTACGGCGACACCGACGCCTGGTACGTGATGCTCAGCGCCGTCACCATCCTGCCCGAGTTGTGGGCGATGATCATGCTGGTCGCGGCCGCCGTGAAGCTTAGGTTGGCCAGGTCGGCCGCCGGGTCGTCCGCGCCGAACATGGACCAGCCCGCGGGCTTGTACTGCGCGGGCATGGCCGCCCAGCGGGCCGCGAACGTGGCCGCCGCCGGCAGGGGCAGGAGATACTCGGTGGTGGGGCCGGTCGAGCCGCCGGTCCCGTCCTGACCCACGAAGCGGATGGCCGCCGACCAGGATCCAGAGCCGACTTTGACCTGCACGTACAGATCGCCCTGCGCCCATGTTGAATGCCACGCCGTGGAGCCATCCACGGCGTACTGCAGCGACACGGAGTCGCCTGTCAGGCCCTGGACCCCATCCGCGCCGTCTGGCCCCGCCGGACCTTGCACGCCTTGGACACCTTGCGCGCCGGTGTCGCCCTTCAAACCTTGAACACCCTGCGCGCCAGCCGCGCCCGTGTCGCCTTTGAGCCCTTGGACGCCTGTGTCGCCCTTCAAACCTTGAACGCCTTGCGGGCCCTGCGGCCCGATGGACACTGGAATGGCCCCGGACCAGGTGGCGCCGCCGTCGCGCGACATGCGGATGTACACGTCGCCGGCGGCGAACGCGTCATGCCACTCGACGCCGGCCACCGAATACTGTATGGCCACGGCCGGACCGGCCGCGCCTGCGTCGCCCTTGACTCCTTGAACGCCCTGGGCTCCGGCCGGCCCCGTGGCGCCCGTGTCGCCTTTGAGCCCCGGGACGCCTTGCGGGCCCTGCGCTCCGGTGTCGCCTTTAAGGCCTTGGATGCCTTGTGGCCCGGTGGAGCCTGTGGCGCCCGTGTCGCCCTTCAAACCTTGAACGCCTTGCGCGCCGGTGTCGCCCTTGGGGCCTGACGCGAACAACATGGCGCCGGACCACGTGGCGCCGCCGTCCACGGAAGAGCGCAGGTATTTATCTTCGGCGGACCACGTGGCGTGCCACAGCGTGGACCCGTCGACGGAATAACTGAAGATGGTGGCGGGCGCGGACGATCCGGCCGGACCAGTGGCGCCCGCCGCGCCGGCCGAGCCTGTATCGCCCTTGAGGCCTTGAATGCCTTGCGGCCCTTGTGGCCCGGCGGCTCCAGGCAGACCTTGCGGGCCGGCCGGTCCTTGAACGCCCTGCGCTCCGGCGGATCCTGTTCCCCCTTTAAGTCCTTGCGGCCCCTCGGGTCCAACTTCACCCTGTGGGCCTTGGGCGCCTTGAGGGCCGGAAGAGCCTGTCAATCCGCGAATGCCTTGAGGGCCCGCGGGCCCGGTGTCGCCCTTGACGCCTTGCGGGCCTTGGGCTCCCTGCCCCCCCTGTGGTCCCGCCACTCCGGGGGTGAAATAGGCTGTCCCTGTGTCGGTCCAACCCGCGGGGTCGACCCACACCCATGTGTGGCCCGTGTCCACGGCCACCGCGAAATAGCCTGCGGGGGCCGTGGGATGGACGTCTCTGATGGCGGCGACGTCCAGGAACGACCCCAATGATTCGTCGACGACGGACCCGCCGCCTGGATTGTATACTGGCATCACGCGTCTCCGTTAATAGGTCCCGGAGAGGCCGCCAGGCATTCCCTGACCATGCGGCGCAGCTCCAACTGCTTCAAAGCGTAAACCCTAGGCTCTATCAAGGCCTTGCCCGAGCGGAACAGTTTGTGCAGCGCCTCGCCCGCGGCCGCGTCCACCGCGTCCATCAGGAAATAAACTACGCGGCGGCGGCCTGTGTCGTCCACCTCCGCGCCCGACATCTCGAAGACGCCGGAGCATCCCAGAAAAGCTGATTCGTCTATATCCTTCAGGCGCAGTCGCATCCTTAACCCTCCACCACCGATATGTTCTTGCCAGCGGAGGCGCAGTATATCGAAATCGGTCCTGTGTAATAATTCAGATAATTCATCTCGTAGACCCCCCCGTTGGGAGCCAACCTTATGCCCTTGTGAGCCTCGGCGGCCGAATAGAGGGCCAAATACATGACGGTGTCGCTGTCATTGCACACACAGGCGTACCTGCGCGACACCTTGTCCGGCAGAACCAGCACGGAACCCGCGACGGATGTGACGCTCAAAGGAGGAAGTGTGATGCAACGTTCGTTATATGTGACCATGGGACCTTCCTATGTTTAGGCTATCTCTAAATATATCCTCTGGATTGTCGGGCCTGGCTAAAATCACCATATGGCGCGGGTCACCGGCTGGCCCGCGCACTCCACTGGAACTCCCTGGTGCTCCACATCCCACGTGGTCTGAGGCTCGTCCGGGGGCTCATCGGGAACAAGGGGCACCGCCCCGGACCACTCCGCGACGGGACCCTCCGAATCCTTATCCGCCCACTCGGACAGGGAGGACTTGCGCCACATGCCAGAGGCGACGCAGAAATACACATAGGACTGATCAAACGCCCTATCCCCTGGCTCTCCGGGGGATGCCGGGACAGGGGGGACGGGCCGCCACACGGAGGTCCGGGCCAGATATCCCGGCTGGAATATGCGCCCCCTGACCAGTTCCGATCCCTTGGGCGGGACGGCTACGGCGGCATGCCCCCTCTTGGAGCCGCTATGAGCGGCTGGAGTTTTAATTGGGGTGTATGACATCCGACCCCCCATGCCGCACAGGATCACCTAGATGGACCACTCCGTAGGCTGTCAGGGACGCGACAGGCGTCCGCCGCCATGAGTTGCGGGCCACGCAGACATAAAGAAAACGGTCAGAGACGGCCAACTGGCCCGGTATGCCCCTGGAGTGGGAATAAAGGGGCACCGAGGCTTGAACTGCCTGGGGTCTGACCCTAGGTGGGATCAGACCCTCACGACCCGTGGTGGCCTCCCTAGAGGCTGCCTGGGCAGATCTAGTGGTTGGGTGGACCTCGCAGTTTGCCCGAGGATGCGCGGCCGTTCTCATCAACGCCATGAATCACCAAGCAACTACGTGAAGTTTAACCCTGTTCCCGGAGGACGCCGTCAACTCCACCTCGTCCTCCGCGCGAATAGATCTACCGTACTCCCGATAGACCTCCAACGGGGTCAACATAGAGCCCGCGGGCGATAAACCCGCGGGGTCCACATGGGACGACGACGCGTCAGGCCTTGTGAGCGACGGGTCGTGGTTTCTTGTCGGTTTTGACTGCAACGGGGGCCTCCGCCGTCTTGGGGGCTTGGACTGCCGGATCGAAGTCGGCGATCAGATCCCTGCGCTCAATCACCAGGGCCTCATCCTTCTCACCTGACAATATATCCATCAAAGGGCGCTTCTCAGGAAGCAATGAGTCAAATGAGCGCCTCTCCGTTTTCTTGAACACAGCCTCGTCGGACGTGTCCTCGGGCTCCTTGACTTTGGCCTTGGGCGTAGAAGGGAGAGCCACTGGTGTTCGGCCCATCATAGTTGAAAGTCTAATCCCCTCGACGGTATCGGGTCCAATGAGTATCTCCACGTCGATGCGTTCCGAGTTGAACGCGCTCCACAGCACCTCTTTATTGGCCACATCGAAATGGGTCCAGGCCTCGTAGGGCAACACAGCGCAGCCTCCCGGAGGGACGAACACACCCATGCCCCTCACAAGAAAGGGATGCTCGGCGCTTAAATTTATAATCTTGGTGCGGACCATCGGCTTGATAGCCATGAATCTCTCCTGTTACTTGTTGATACTTCAAAATATCCTGTTATTGAGAAAAGGCCTCGGAGGGTAGCCTCCGAGGCCCTAGTCCAGCGCAGGGCGCTGAGTAGCCGCGCCCTAGACTATCAATGACCTGTGCGCCAATCCATCGGGGTACCCTCGAAGGACACCTTGGTCACGCCAGCGACGTTGCCGATGGCGGAGCCTATGCACTCGTAGCCGAAGAACTCGAACATGAAGTCCTCGGTCTTCGTGCTGATGGTGACGTCGTCCAGAATGAAGAAGTCGCCGAAGTACTTGGGCTCGGCGAACGTGTACATCTGGTTGTCCGGCACGAGGTCGTGCTTGAGGGTGGTGTACCATTTGAGCCCCATGATCTGGCGCTCGGCGAAACCGTTGACGAACATGTCCTCGGCCAAGCTGCCACCGACCTCGTTCCAATCGAGTGCCGCGACGTCCCAGACGGTGACGTTGTTCACCAGGTTGACGGATGGGCTGAGATGGCGGTTGGAGGATGCCATGCCCTTCATGGAGTGGGCGAGGGCTGAGCGGCTAAGCGGCCCGACCGTCACCCATGGACAGCTGCCCAGGACCGTGGACGGGGTGTTGACCGCGCCGAGGACCGCGTTGCAGGAGTCCATGAAGGTGCTGTCTTCCTTGTCCATCAAATCTTTGACGAGGTAGTCGTTGAAGATCTGGCGGATGTCCATGTCGTAGGTCAGTAGGTTGTTCACATCCGCCGTGTAGCGGTACGTGGCCAAACGGTTGAACATGATTTTGTAACGGCCGGCGCGGATGTACGTGTCCTTCACCGTGGTGGCGAACGGGATCATGTAGGCCCCGGCGCTATTCGGCTCGACGTCCTTGATGATGACCGGTTTGGCGGTCGTCTCGGAGCGGTCGAAGTCGGACGGCGTGACTTTGATGGGCTTGAGGATGCGGCGCATGAAGCCGTCCTCGCGGAGACGCATGCGCATGAAGTCGTCGACTCCCTCGCGGGCCTCTTTGCTCATCATGTTGTCGGAGGAGGTCAGCCCGTTGATGACGGACTCGTTAAGCATCTTGGTCTCTGGATCCAGTCTCATTGTCTGTCCTCCTTAAGCGTTGGCGGGCAGGAATGTGGTCCAGAAACGGAGCACAGACGTACCGTCGCGGTTGGTGTTGGCGGCTTGGCTCACGATTCCGACCACGGGGGCTGCCCCGTAGACGTCGCCGGAAGCGGCCCTGGTCACCTTGCCCACGCCGCCGACGGCTGTGGAGGGGACGAGGAGGTCGTTGCACGCGTAGGTGACGAGAGCATTATACTCGGACGTCTCGATCTCGAAACCGCCCGTGGCCACGACTGCGGATTGGGATCCGCCCGACATGTTGACAGGCCCATGAATCGGGTCGTAGTCGCTGTTGACGTCGAAATCATTCCAGTTCTGGATGGCGAACATGGGCATTGGTTTGTTGATCGCGCTGCCTGCGCCGCAACCGAGGATCAAGGACCCCTGGCTATCGATGGAGCAGATGGAGCCCTCCTTGATGGCCTCACCCGTCTTCATGCCCGCCACGAAATCGAGGCGGTGCATGAGCGGTGGACCTTTAACTACCTGGAGCAAGCTCCCGAACATGGACCCGGGGGTCAGATTACCTGCCATTTTAACACCTCTGTTGAACTTTTTTAACCTGTTGTACCTATTCGACCTGGGCCTTCAGCGGGCTCCAAACCTCTCTGACATGAGCCTGTACGAGGCAGGCTCGCTACCTGACCTGGACTGCTTGGCCGGTCTGTCGCCCGAACCCAGAGAATGTCCCTGGGCCTCGGCCGGAGCTGCCGACCACGCAGCCAATTTCTGTAGACTCTCCAACGCCTTATCAGGGTCGGAGAGGAACGCGTTCCCTAAATTCACGGCGGAGTCCGGATTGACGAACCCCCCGCGGACCAGGGCGGAGACTGTGCGATCCACAGCCTCCTTCGAGAAGCGGGGCTTATCCTCCTGGTATGAGGCCAGCAGGCCGTCAACAGTGTTGACGTAATCCCGGATCAACTCTACGATTCCTGGCTCCATCGTGGTCTCCTTAGCCGGCGGTTTGGGCGCGGCGCATGAAGTCCTTGATGGCCCCGACGCGTTGGGCGGCCGCCATCTTCTCCTGCTCTGCGGCTCCTTGACCCTCTTGAGTCATCTGCTGGGACGCCGCGACGATCTCCTCGGGGGACGCGCCGGCCTGAAGAAGCTGCTCGAGCTGCTGCGCGGCCTGCATGATCTCCTCGGAGGAGAGTCCCTGCTCGGCGAGGTATTTAGAGATCTGAAGCAATTGATCCCTCTGCTCGGGAGGCATTTGATCCAACATCTGGAGGATGCCTTGCTCCTCGGCCTCGGCCTTCTTCTGCAGCATGCCCTCGAAGTATTCCTCCGGCATGATGGACTCGGGGTCGAGGGACGCCGCCTTCTCCAAAATGGAGGCGGCCACCTTGGGATCATTGGTCACGCCAGCCTTGATAAGCTCATTGATGTCCTCCGCCTTCTTTTCGAGGCCCCTGAGGTATCCATGGGTGAACTCGTCGAATGACGCGCTGATGTTCTGAGCGAGGGCGGGGTTCTGCGCCGCAACCTTCTCGATCAAGGAGCTCTCCTTCTCGACGCCGGCCAGAGTCTGCAGGATCCGGTGGCCTAGACGTTGGGCGCGGGCATGGCTCGCAGCCTTCTGGACCTCTGGCTTGGAGCAGGCCATTGCGTTGACTTCAGTGGACAGGGTCGTGATAGTGGATCCCGGCATGACGCCAGCCTTGTACGCGCCCTTCTTGCCGCCCACCGCAGCGGGAACGCCTGTGTTCTTCTCCGCCGGGACGTTGTTGATGGCAGCCTCCGGGGTGCTGTCGCTCTCATTCTTGGAGAGGGCGGCGGCAGCCTTGTAGACTCCGTTGGCAAGCCTGTTGGCTCTCGTGTCCGCGGCGGCTTTCTCAATGCCGAACTTGCCGAGGAAACTGTTCATCGAATCGATCACATCTTTGTAGGGACCAGCCATTCTATGCCTCCATTCACTGTTTACGTTCACTTTCCATCTTAAATATACGCCGCGGTCCTAGCTGCCGCCAGCGAAACCGCAGCCTCCGGCATGTCCGCCACAGCGGACACGACGTATTTCACATACTCCAACGCCAGATACCTGGCTTCAGGACTAGTCTGGAGTGAGGCCCTCTTTTGAATAAATATAACACCAACTCCAGAAGGTCGCCCCATTCCAGCTATCGGATTGGAAGCCAGACGGCGGGATACAACCCCGGGAAGCGCCGAGAACATGGGAGCCAAGGCGGATGCCACCACCCGGGCCAACCCCCCGGAACGACAGGCATCCCCGTCATAGGAGGAGTCGTCCAGGACTTCGGATGACAGTCCGGGGTCGTCGCAAACCTCCGACAACATCCCGGGCAACATGGATTGGGCCTCATCCTCGAAAGGTTCTATCTCCTCCCGGCTGGCCGCGGCCACCAGGCGTATGAACACCTTGAAGGGCAGCACGACTCCCGCGGAGGACAACTCCTTGAACAATCCCGAAGACTTAGTCTTGAACAGGTTGCACATGTCGTCGTCAGACAACTCGTCGGGACATCCGCAGCAGGGTCGGAAGGCGTCGAGGACGGCGTCCTCCCCCTCCGCCGAGGATAGGAACCGCTTCTCCATCCTCGACAGCTTGCCCAGCGCGGCCGACTTGCGTTGCGCGGCCGACTTGCCTATAGCTAAAAAAGAGGGAATGGTTTTAACCAATCCACACATCTCGGCCAATTCCGCTCCGCCCATGACCCGGGCGGACGCGACCTTCATCAAACCAAAAGCTATCTTGTCCGCGGGAATCACCACCCCGGAGATGTCATGGAACATAGGGGAATCGTTTATGGCCCCTATCCTGTGACCCTCCTTGGTGAGGGTGCACATGGCCTCTTTGAGGTGGCTGCAGTAATCCTCCCTGCGGCTGGCCCTGTTGTGGCAGTAGCTGCACATGTCCGTGGGGACGTTCGCAGCCATGCTGAAGTAGACTGGTTTGTCATTGGCCAGCTTCTCCAACTCCCCCCTCCATTTATCCTCTTGGAGCCCCACAAGCAGTTCGCCGCGCTCCATCTCCTCATTGTACGCCTGCTTAACTATGTATCCGCTGGGCTTGCCTCCCTTCATGCTGTTGACGTGGTTCTTGTAGACGGCGGCCGTCTTCTCGAATGTTGGATGGTACTTTTTAAGACCCCCATCCAGGGCCACCACCCGGAGGCATCCCTTCCCCGGAGCAGCGCACTCATGCTCCACGGCCTCCTTGTTGAAGTAGTCCCCGTTATTGTTAGATCCATACATCTCCATGGAACCCAAAGAGATAAGGTGCATGTAGGAATGATCGGCCCTGCGTTCGAAGTCCAATCCGGCGAACATGCCGCCGGACGCCCGCTTCTCCAGCACCGTCCTGTCCAGGCCCCTACTCCCCACCCCTATCAAGGTGGCGGGAGGCATGCCGAAGTCGAAACTATCTGGAAATATGACTTTGGTCATCATTTGGAGGACCCTTTGCCTTTATTTTTATCCTTGCCTGGATCTTTCCCCTTCATGGAGTCGCCCACGCTCTTCATAACGGGCTCGGTGAACCCCTTGAGCAAAGAAGACAAAGACTGTAGATTGGTGCTCCCCTCGGCAATAGGCTTCACTTTGAGGGGCTCCTTGTCCAGGGTGTCCGACGGGTCTATGCGCGCGCTGGCCGCCAAATCCCCCCGTTTGGACTCCGCGTCCGACATGTACCTCTCGGTCGAAACCTCTGATGCCATCGTGGCGGGATCCACCCTGTTGTCCCTGCCCAGCAGCTCGGCCATGGCTGCGGCAAGATACGGGCGCATGCGGGGATCCGCTAGGCTAGGCCGGGTGTTGACTACGACACTGAAGGCCTCCGCGGCCTTGTCTGCTGGATATTTAGCGACGGCTTGATCACCTAGGGCGTAGATGAAAGACTGCCTTAGATCATGGGAGCGCACGGCTGCGTCGAGCGAGGGATCCCCGAAAACTTTCTCCGTCTTGGGGGACTTGCCCATGTCCGACACTATATTGGCCAACAACTCCGACTGCGTGGTCACCCTGTCGGCTGTTGTTCCTGCGTAGCCGGCCACCGAGTCGCTAGCCGCACTCAGCATATTGCCGAAACCCCCCATGGCGCCGCCGCCCATAATGCCCCCAGCCAATGCGGATATGATAGGATACGCGGCGGATTTCTCGAAACCGTCGGCGACCGCGACGGCCCTCTCCAAGGCGGTCATGCGGGCGTCGGCCGCGGCGAGCGCGTCGGCCGCCATTTTGTATATGCGACCCTTGGGGGGCAAGGCGGCCACTCTGGAGGGCAGACTGTCCAGGGACAGCCCAGTGCGGACGGCCGCGTATTTGACTAGGCGCTCGCCGTCCGGCCCATAATGGGTAGAGATGATCCCGGCTGCCTCCCTGGCTGCGACAGGCTCCAGTTCGGCGAACTCCTTGGCGAATCTCAAAGCGGCCTCCTTCGCCATCTGATCGGCCTGACCCGCCGCGGATCGGATATCGGCCAGCACGCCCACGGAGCCATGGAGTCTTTTCTGCATGCGGTTGCCGTCTAACTCATCCATCGTCTCATACTCCTTGGGGCGGCCCCAGGACGCTGCCTTGTACAACGGGACGGGCCTATCGTCAAAATCCATTCTGGAGTAGTCATCGAACTTGAGGGGTGCCGGGATGCCCGCGTCCCCGCCTCCGGATTTGTGCAGAAGACCTAGAACGACGTCGGGACACGCTAGGGGGAACGCCTCGGCCCGCTTCTCCATGGGGGCTTTGGTGATGTGGTCCACCGTCCGCGTCTTGTTGTAGTTGTGGCACAGGAGCGGAACCATCTGATCCGATATCCCATGGTCCGCCGCGGATTTGGCCAACAATTGGCTAGGGTCGCCCCTGCAGCTCAACGCGTCTCGCAACGCCGAGGCCAACCTGGTCTCGTCTCTCCTGGAAATTCGCTCCACCATCTCACGCCTCCTTGGCTGGCCTCTGAGTCTCCAGCAGGCCCGTCCCGCTGGCCATCAATTGAAAAACAGGCGTGGCCGCGGCGTATAAATCCCCGTGGTTCGACCCTGTATCCACCTGCACATGATCTCTAGCTAAATCCGTCATAGTCAGTTCCCTGGGTATGAATTCAAGACTGAAGTCTCGGCGTATGGCCTGGCGGACCCTTTCCGACTTGCACATGCGGAGCATGCGGTCCTCCTCTTTGTCCGTCAACTCGGAACCTCGCTCGACACATTTCTTCAGCATCTCCTCGCCCCCGTAATATCCCATGACCTTCCACACGTGCCGAGAGAACCTAGCATCCTCCGACCCTCCTTGAGCGGGGGCGAGCACCCGGGCCTCCACCCAGGGTTTGCACGATATTCTCGAAGCCACGTCGAAGAACCACAGCCTATACAGGAGCTGGACCTGCGGTATGAAGGCCGGACCCAAATCCTCTCTTATCCTGTAAGGAGGCACCCCAGCCAGGATGGCGGCCTCCAGATAATGGCGCTCGCAACCCGGGAAATCCTGTTCCGATATCTTGAAGGCCTGATACTGCACAGGGGTCACGGACATCAGTTGATCCCTTGGATGGGTCCATTTGGCCACCAACTCCAAGTAGGCGGCCAACCCATAGGCCGCGGGATCCAAATGCAGAGGGCATGGAAGCCCTTGCTCCCTCGCGGCCACCCACACGTTGGCGGCGGCCAGCCTCCACGCGGGATCGTCCAACAACTCTGATGCCTTGATCAAACCTTGAACTCCTCTCCAGGGTCGAAACCCAGCCTGTCGGACGCCGGATTGCTGGACACCGTCTTCCTCATCAGGAACAAGGACATGTCGCCGAGCATCTGGAACACGTTGCGGAGGCCATCCTCCAGCTCGCGCATCTCCTCGGAGCCGTAGCGGCTCTTGAACTCCTCATTGTGCCAATAAAACAGGAACAGCAGGCGGCCCACCTTGTCCAGGGCGCGCAGCATGTCAGGGATGCACTCGTCCACCAGCATCAGAGGGGAGTGGGTCTTGGCCAGCAGCTTAAGCACGCCCACATCCATCACATCCTTCAGCCCCGCGTTGGATGCCTTCACCACGTCCTGGACGCCGGACGCAGGGGTAGCCCCCGTCACGTCCTTGGTCTCCGTGATCGACTGGGACTCCGGCGCGGCGGCGGCACCCGTGCTGGGATATTCGGCAGCGTACTTGACCAGGCAGGATCTGCTGCGGCCGTCCAGCGCCTCGGACATGACGGAACTCGCGTCCCCGAGGGACATCCCATAATTGGCCATCAGAAGTTTGAGGGCCGCGCCCTTCTCCAGGGACCCGGAGCAGCCCAACTCGTCGGAGGATATCTCTATCCTGGATCCGTCGGAGTTGAAACGGACACGTTTGAGGCCCAGTTTAGAGCGCAGGGCATTAAGCGGAGTGTTCGCATTGCCCAGCCTGTAGGCCTCGGCGCGCCTGTCGGACTCGCCGACTGACACGACGTACCGGGCCCCCGACGGGATGTACAGAGTGTCCCCGACGCACATCATGGAGCCCGGCTTGCCTGTGAGCTCCAACTGGGCTATCCTCTTGCCCTTCGCCCCCTCCATGCCGGGCGAGCGCGCCTTGTAGCGGGATCCGTAAACGTCCCTGCTCTTCTCCACGTACACCTCGTACGCCTTCAAATCCTTGTCGAACAGCACGAATATCTGGCCGTCCTTCTCGTCCCGTAGCGATGATATGGGTTTGCCCCACGATCCGGCCACGGTCTTGAGGAGGGATTCCGGCTTGGCGGCCTGGACGTGCGTGTTGCCCGGGATGGCCACGGCCTTGTCCTCCGGCACCAGTTTGAAACTGCCCGAGCCCTCGTCGGGATTGGACACCCTCTGGGTGTTGGCGGGGAAGAGCACCAGGAATTTATGGTAGGACCCGTCGCCCATCAGAACCTCATGCTCCCCCTGGGCCACGGGGGTCGAGAGCGATCCGGAGCCCGCGGGTGTCTCGGACATGTACACGTCGGTGTGATCCTCCCGGTCGTCGCGGGCGACGACTCCGACGGAGGCTTTTTTAAGGAGTTGCGAACGTTCCTGGGCTGTCAAATCGGAAGATCCCATATCCCGGAACGATAAGAATGATTCGGGCTCGGCCGCCGTCTTCTGGATAGACTCCAGGACAGTCGCCGCGACGGCCCCCATCAAATCGGAGGGGTCGTAGTAGCGCAGCACCGCGTTGGCCAGGTCGGGCTCGTCGTTCAGCAGGAAAGGGAGTCGCTCGGCCGCCGTCTTGCCCAACCGGGGAACCCACTCCAGTAGATCGAACGTCCCAGGGCGCCAATCGGCCCTGGACTCATTGAGCATATCCTCGAGCACCATGCCGACGTTGCGCCCGTCGAAGGACGCCAACTTGTCCACCTGGCCCGCGTAGGGGGCTGTGTTCTGCGCAACCCTCGCGCTGCCTGGCCCGCCCGTGGGCCGATAGCCCTCGGGGGCCGGCTCGCCTATGCTGTGTGGTTGTTTGCTCTTCACCCATGTGATCCAGCTGTCCTTGTTAGGCAGCATCTGGGACATTCCCGGGATGAACATCAAATCCAATCCACGGAGCCTGCCGTTCAAATAGAAGACAGGTATGTATATCCACTGCGAACCCAATTTGTAGACCATCACCCCCACCGCGCGGGAGCCTGAGTCGTCAGACTCTATGAGCTGGAAACCCACTTTGTTGTCCGCCAATCCAGGGGAGTTCTGCGATATCTCCGCGTCAGCCAGTTGGGCCAACGAGGTCTCGATTGCCGGTCCCGCCGCCTGCTTAGTGAATGTGGTCAAAGACATTTTCTTCCTCCAATGGGGATTAAGCCCTGTACAAATTAAATATAACCCTAATTTCCGGGGGTCCAGGCCGATGATTTCTCCATGGGGGATTTGTCCCCTATGGATCTGAAGTTATCGGCCCCGCCCATGAAAGTCAACTTAGAGAAGTATGAGGTCCCCTTGGGATCCGACAGCGACCCTCTGGACGCCGCGTCGGTCACGGAGCGCATCAGCTGCTCCCCTCCCATCCGAGACACCCAATCCTCGTCCAGAGTCTGAAAGGCCTGCGCCCTGCCCACAACAGGGGTAAAAGGCGGTGGATCCTTATGGACAAGGACAGTCGAATGCCCGAACTCCCTCAACTCCTTCACCACCGACGGAGTCAACTCAGTGCCTATGGTATAGTGCAGATAGGGTTTCTCCAAGTACCTGCCGGCAGCCCTGTCCAGCGGAACGGGCGCGGAGCCTTCCCGAGGCTCCCACCCCGCCGCCAGCTTCTCATAGGGCACCACGTCGCCCAGTATATGGCCGGGCACGCTATCATCCTCAATACGGACCCTGTCTATGAACGCGCGGGCCAGCATCTCCATATTTCGGCGGGACGTCGACATCTTGTTATTCTTAAGGACGTCCTTGAATGAATTTATGAAAATCCTACGGGCCTCCCCTATACCCCTGAGACGGGCCACCTCGGCTGGATTGGACGTTCCCGTCGACAAAGGCAGGCCCCGCTCCACGGAATCCCCCTCGGCCACAGATAGATCCATCGATGGGGGCACGTAGTGATCCACTCCCAAGACGCTCACGCTCCAGCCCCCCTGGGGCAGAGGGCGGACCGTCCCCACCCTGCCCGCGGCCTGGGCCAGCGTGGCCCCGCCGACGAAATGCTCCGGCACCTGGATCATCTGGTTCACCTCGGGCAATCCGGACAACCCAGGCCTGCTTTTGCCTTTGGTGACCGCCCCTGCGTGTTTCGCGCCCAGCGCCATCTGAGTGGCCGCCTCGGTGAAGGCCTTGACCGCGTTCAACCCGACGTTGTCCCCTATGGGCGGGAGATCCCCGTTCTCGCGCCATCCGGCTGCAGCCTGGGTTATCCCCTCGGCCACGTTGTTGGCTATGGGACTCTTCACAACGATCCGGCCCCTCAACAGAGGCATGTGATCCTTGCGTATGACGGTGCCCGCGGGTAATTCCCCTACGGGCCTGGCCAGCACCGAACCTACGTTGTCTGGGTCGGACCCATCCACGATGTACCCCTCGTCGGGATCGCCCCCGTCGACGGATGTCACCATCAGCCTGTGGGCCACGTTCGAGACCTGTTTGGATAGATAACCCGCCTTGCCCGTGGCCAACTGCGTGCCCACGAAGCCTTTGCGCGTGGCCTGGGCACCCAGCCAGTAGGAGAAGGAGTCCTCCCCCTGCCCATAGCCCCTCAGCGCGGGCCAGGGGTACGCCTTGCCGTCGGGGTCGCCTATGAGGTAATCCCCCATGGCTATCTGCATCAACTGCTGTTTGCTGCCGCGGGCCCCCACGTTGACCTGGCCGGCCAGACTATTCTTGTTCTTCTCTAGAATATTCCAAGCGGATGCCTCGGCCCCATCCCTGTCGGCCATCATCGAATCCACCAGCCGCGTACCCCTCTTCGCGGGATCAGGCTCCGCTTTGGCTGCGGCCAGGGCCCTGGACCTGACGCCTGCCTTGAGCGCGGCCATGTCGGGCGAGTCCTCTATGTCTTTGAGCGAGACGCTGGCTTCCCGCCCATAGGTGGACACCGTCTCGTCGCCCAAAGCCAGAAAAACCTCCATCGAGCGTTTATAATCCTCCGGATTGGTGACGGCCAACTCCGTGAAATATTTCTTTATGTCGGGGGTGGTCCACGCGCGGTCCGCCCTGTCCTTGTAACCGTCGGGAAGACCCTTGCGCAGCAATTCCCTGCCTAATGTGGTGACGGCCATGAGACGTTCCCCAATCTACGGGTCACTTGGTTGAGGTGGGTTGCGGTTGTTTCGGGCCCTTGTAGCCCGCGCCGGCCCACGTGTACAAGGTCTCGGCCAACAAGGTGATGGCGCCGGCCTTGGCCGTGGCCTTGCCCCATTTGACCTTTCTAAGTTTATCCATCGCGGCGCGGTCGGCCTCGGTCAGCACGGCCCCGGGGGTTCCGGCGCGGGATATCCTATCGGCGGACGCGTGGTTGGATCCCGCCGCGTCCGGCTCGATGCCCGCCTTTTTGAGGGCCGCCAGGTCGGCCCGCTCGGCGGCCACCAGCTCCGGCGAAGGAACGTGTCGGTTCTTGGCTTTGTACATTGAGTGGGCGATACTCCCTCCGAACGCTCCCAGTTTGACGGCCGAGTTGTCGACCTCCCAATTGGCCAGGGTGTTGTTCAGGAGACTGTCCGTGAAGCCGCCCGGGACGAGTCCCGCGCCGACGGCGACGTTTCCCCCCAGCGTCCTCCCGAACGAGCCTATGTTCTCCATGGTGGTTTTCTCGCTGGCGGGTTTGGCATCCGTCGCTTTATCCGCGGCCGCCATGGCCTTGGCCTTCTCGGCCTTGGCCTCCGCGGCCTTCTCGGCCTTGGCCTCCGCGGCCTTGCCATCCTGCCGCAACCCCTCCAAGGTGGATCCCACCCCCAGGCCCAGCACCGCGCCGCCGGCGGAGGTCGCGGCCAGGCTGGCCGCGTCACTCAACTCGAACGCATACTTGCCAGTCAGGAATCCAGCCAACGCCCCCACCAAGGCTCCCGTGGCTGGAAGGGCGTACTCCGCTTGCTTCTCGATGTGTCTGCTCATGGGGCTCCCTGATTATTTGGATTCGCGCATGTTGCGCATCATTTGAAAAACTCGATTGCCCCTGCCGGATGCCGCCTGCTTTTGTTGAGGGCTCGAACGGGGGCTTGCGGGTCCGGTGGCTCCGACGGCCTCGGCCAAGTCCATGGGGCCGGGACTTTGTCCCTGAGGGGATCCGCCAGCCAATTGGCCGATCAGCCCCTCCAACTTGTCCAGCCTGTCCATTATGTCCGAGTTGCTTATCCGCTGGTTCTGCCCGTCCCTGCTCTTGCCGCCCTCCTCCATGATCTCGGCGACCATCTGCCTGAGCTGGTCCGTCGACATGGTCACAGAGCCCCCCGCGGGAGTTGGCATGGGGCCGCCCTGGCCGCCCTCCGGCGGGGGTTGGCCGCCGCCCTGGCCCATGGCCTGCTGGACGATCGGCATGACCTGGTCGGGTCCCACGGGATTGCCCTGGGCGTCGACCGGACCCTTCTGAGGGTCGACCGTTATCCCCGCGGCCTGCAACGCCTGCTGGACCTGGGGCTGCATCAGAACCTGCATGACTTCCGGTGGAACTGGACTGCCTCCCTGCGCCGGTGGCTGGCCGCCTTGAGGTGGCTGGCCGCCGCCCTGGCCCATGGCCTGCTGGACGATCGGCATGACCTGGTCGGGTCCGACCGGCTGCCCGTTCTGATCCACAGGGCCTTGCTGGGGGTCCACGGTTATGCCTTGGGCCTTCAGCGCCTGCTGGACCTGGGGCTGCATCAGAACCTGCATGACCTCCGGAGGTATCTGCGGGCCACCTTGCGGAGGGGGTTGGCCGCCGCCCTGGGCCGGGGGTTGGCCGCCGCCGTTGGCCGGGGGTTGGCCGCCGCCCTGGGCAGCCTGCTGGGCCTCGGGGGTCATGGGCGAGAACGCCCTCTTCTGTAAACCGCGGTTTAACGCCAGCCGGGCCAATAAATCTGGATTGAGCATGAGGTGGGTCTCCATTGTGTTTAAGTCTAATTTACACCGGCAACGCGCGAGCGGTTATCTCTATGGGGTCGTCCACGTCGAGCAAACCTTTCCTCCAAGCCGCGCGGGCCTCCTCCAGGGAGGCGAACACCTTGGTGGCCTGGTCCTGTCTGGCCCTGGTGGCCAGCGCCACGCCCTGCGCGAACTCCGCCGACGGCGTGTAGTTGGCCTGGAACGTGGACGCCCCCAGCAGCGCCCGCGAGGGCAGCATCCGGTCGCGGGCCTCCTTGACGGCCGCGTCGGTCACGGGCACGTGGAAGGACATTGTGTTGGATAGGATCACCCCGTCCACGGACATGAACGTCTCGTACCCAGGCACGGTCAGATCGTATCCGGTTTCCACCTTGCCTGTCCTCTCATAAGACTCGACCCTGTCCCACACCACGGACTCGTTGGTCACGAACTGCACGAATGCCTCATAATCCTTATGCGTCCGGATAGCGGCCACATGCTCCGAGAGGAAACGCCGGGCGAACGAACGGGATATGCACCCCGTGACCAAGGCTTTGCGTAATATGACATACCCGCTGCCGGCCTTATGCGCCGAGTACTCCGCCGCGGAGATCGTCTTGACCAGATCAGACGTGATCGGGATTTGATCGTTGCGATTAGCCGAGGCGGACGCCTCTTTTTGCAGGGGGGCGTCTCTCAAGGCGGCAGCTTTGTTGTCTTTGGCCAAATGCAAATCCAACTTCAACACGTCGGATGCGCACATGGCTAACACCCAGCACTGACGGCCGGCGGGTGTTTTTGACGAGGAGATGCGGCTATACACGCCCAGCGTGCGGCATAGGTGCTGCGTCTCCCTGACCAGCCGCAGGGAGTTAGACTGCAGAGACACATGCAACTGAGGTATTTTTCTAGCTTTATTCACCGCCACCGAGCCGTCCGTGTCCAGCAATCCCTCGAGAAGTGCTTTACGCGTGGCCTCGGGGGCGGAGGCGAACCAGCGGGGCAGGTGTTTGTTATCCGCGCCGGAGCTGATCCACTCCTTAATCTGAATGGCCATGGCTTTGTTGGAAATGCACAGCCTGCTGCAGTCCGCGTGTCTATCCGCGTACACTGGATTGGCTTTATCGAAAAAGGAACGGCCTATATGCTGCTCCGATCCCCAAACCATGCGCACGGAGGAGCTAAACCGGGCGAACACGGACTCATCGTCCCCGGCGAGGAAAACCTGCATACCGCCGGTCCGCCCCTCGGTCACCCAGCCGTCGCCAGCCATGGCGCCGACCACGTACCCCAACTCGGGGATCAACTCGAAACCGTCCACTTTGCGCAGCTCCCTCGGCGGATCCACCCTGTCCGCCCGCGGGACCAGCATGCCGATGGACTCCGACGGCCGGCGGCGGACCAGCTCGTACGTGCCCGGCAGCAGCCCGTACACGGCGCGCTCGTCGTCGTCCGTGAGTATCTGGCGGCCCGACAAGAGGTTGACTATCTCCACCTCGCAGCCGGTGTGCTCCGACCATCCCGCGACCGGCGCGGCCTTGACCATCTTGGTGGCCTCGTCATAGGCGTACACGCTAATGCCCTCGGGCATCACATGATATTTTATGTTCCCCTGATCCACATGATCCTCGTGATGCGGCACGTCGGCCAAGTCAACGACGGCCCAGCACCCGCCTTGTCCCACCACCGCCCCGTTTTTGACAAACATCTTGTAGGCCTCCTCATAAGTGACGCTAACTCCGGCGACACTTAAATGTAGCCCTTTACTGCAATCTTTACAAGGGGTTTTCATAAACATCTTAATGAGGCTATTCTCTTGGTCCCCGTCGAAATCAAGGTTATACGGCTTCACTATCGAGGGATTCACCCTGAGAACGTCCCCCGGCACCAGCACCGGCTCGTGGGCCATGATGCCGAACTTGTGCAGCGTGGGCGCGCGGTTGAGCAGCACGGGGCGCTCGGCCACGGCCTGGACGAGGAACGGCCGGGCGGCCTTGGCCCTGTCGGCCACCAGCCGGACCGCGTCGGTCGCGGGGAACCCCGCCTGTATCATCTTGCGCACGACGAACGGCTCGAACGAGTCCCAGGCCAGCGTCTCCGGCAGGCCGACCTGGTCCATGCCTATGCTGGAGTCGGGCACCACGGCCGCGCGGCCGACCATCTCGGTGGTGGCCCCGGCGACCCTGCGCTGGAACGCCCCCTCCTTGGGGCTGGCCTTGCCGAACACCCACGAGAGCAGTCCGCCCACGCCTTTGGCCTGGGCCTCCTTGTCCTCGGGGTCGCCGTAGCCTCCCGCCGCCTTGAACGCCCGCCACACGGAGGCCCTGGCGTCGGCCAGCTGGCTGCCGCCCATGACGGACTTGGCCTCGCGGAGGTCGTCCCGGGCCGCGAGCAGGTCCTTGTACATGTAGTTGGCGTCGGACACGATGCTGAAGTCGGACGCCGTGGCTATGCCCCGGAAGGCCGGCGGGAGCACGGGCACCTTGTCGAACACGTAGTCCGAGGGCTTCTCGCCGCGGGACTCCATGGAGGCCAGGGCGCGGTACCGCTTCAGGGCGGCGTCGCGGGACTGGCCCTTGCCTCTCTTGAAATCGTTGAGGGATGCCGCCATCTCGGCCTTGACGTCCACGGCGGCCAGCGCCTTCTTTATGGCGGCCCCCCCGGTGGCCCCTGCCAACTCCTTGTTCCCCTCCACCACGGCGTCGTAATCCTTCAGGGTCAGATTCAATATCCTGCGGAGGGAGTCCGTCATGGCGGGGTTGGGCAGCGGCTCGTCGAGCGGTATGGCCGCCCAGCCCCTGCCATCCTTTCCGAAAGTCGCGTCGTCGAATAGGCCGCCCCGCATGGGCGTGAAGTTCTTGGAGTCGTATGTGTCCGCGTTGACGACCTCCCGGGGGCCCGCCAGATCGGCCACCGAGGCTGCCGTCATGGGCGTGAGCGAGACTTTCCCGTCGCCCGTGCGCCGGACGTCCAGGCCCGCCCCCTTGAGGGACTCCACGAACTTCTCATGCACCAGCGGCACGCCCGGCAGCTGCGGGGTGCCCCCCAGCTTGAACTCGCGCCAGAAGTCGTAGTTCTGCTGGCCGCGGACGAGTTTGGCGTCCTCCAGAACCTTCCAGGCCCCGTGGGCCACGATGGCCCCCACCTCCAGACTGTTGGCGGCCAAGGCGCCGGACACCGTGTATGAATGCGTCTCGTCGACCGTGATATTGTACACCGGCACGGTGGCCGAGGGCTTGTCCGGAATATAAGACCGCACGTCGCGGACGCGCAGCGGGACCAGACCCAGCCTGGCGGCCTTGTCGAACGGCGACAGGGCTCTGGCTCCGATAATCTCCGAGACCACTCTGATGAGCATGTCTTTACTTTTCGGTATGACTGACACGGGAACGTGTCGCGACACTATGGCGGCCAATTCATAGAAACCCTTTTTATTGAAGGCTATCACATATTGTGGGACCCCTGAAAACGACTCGGCGTCCTGTTTCGCGTGAATGCTCGTCACATTGAATCTGTTCCTTAACATGTCAATCAAAAGCTCCACCTCGGGCAAGGAGTAACTATGTGTGCATAATTTACCCTCGTATTTGGGCTTACCTTTTTTCTTACACATGTTTCTGAAATATCCGTCGTCGATGATCCACAGGGCGATCCCAGCCTCCGACACAGCGTCCGCCCACTCCCGCGTGACTATCTTGCCTGCGCCCGTTGAGCGGCAGACGGCGAACACTGACCTAACCACATGCGGCATGGATATGCACACGACGCTTCTAGTGTATCTCGCTCCCGGGACGACTTGATCCGCGCAATAATACCGCATGCCCATCAAAGACCCGAACAGACTTTGCTTGAACTCCAGGTACGCCTGCTGCTTATTGGAGTGCATGAAAGACACCGTCTCGGATGTGACCGACGCGTCGCCGAGCATGGTGCCCAGCAGCGCGCCCATCTGATCGGCCGTGGGAACGGGACCCCAGGTCGCCACCTCGTCGCCCGGGCGCAACTCACCCGCCGGCTTCTTGGAGCCATCGGTCAGATAGAACGGATGATTCTTGGTCGGATACGCGCACGATGTGTGCTTGAATTTGCTTTTGCCTCCGTAAACCGAGGGGGCCCCCGCGAATTCTACGGTAATCACATCCTCCACAGGCACTTCGCGGGTGAACCAGTCCACGACCCTCCGGTACACCCATTCCCCTTGTTTATCCGACCACGTCAACACATAGTCTCCAGTGCGCTTCTCCACTATGGTGCCTATCTTCCGTTCGCCGTGCGCGGTCATCACCGGCTGTTTGGATATGAAGCAGCCCAGTCTCTTTCCCCCTCCATAACCACCTTTGACCGGAGTCTCGTCCATCGAGTAGCCGCCGGTCCCCCGGGCCCCCGTCTTGCCCTCGGACATGTGCTTGGACCTGAGTATGTACTGGACCCCGGTGAATATCTCGGGTATGTTGCGGCCGGTCTCCGGATCGGTGAGGTCCTCCGTGTCGGACAACCCCGCCTTGTCCAGCTCCTCCCTGGCCATCTGGGCCATGGAGCGGTCCATGAAGCCGGGCAGGACGTATGGCTTGCCCGTCTTGGCCGTCACCTTGCCCAGGACCGTCTCGACCATCTGGCTGGTGTTGGTCCTCGTTATCAACCCCATCGGGTTGATGACGAGCTCGAAAGGATTCCCCTGCGCGTCATGGGGCATTTGATTGTCCGGAAGCACTTGGCTGACGACGCCTTTATTTCCGAACCTGCCCGCGATTTTGTCCCCCGACTGCACCGGGACGTTGGCCCGGACGAATACCCTGACGGTCCCATCCTTGCCCTTCACCACGTCGGACACCACCCCGGGGAACTCGTGGTCCCACACGGCGGACACGTCCTTGGTGAGCCTGCGGCCCAGCGTGCCCACCCCCGGCTCCGTCTCCTTGACGGCCAGCACCAGCGGGTCGCCGTGCGCGACGGCGGTCCCGGGCTTGACCATGCCCCTGTCGTCCATGCGGGACTTGACGAACTCTGGATCATGCGCCCCAGGGTAGAGCGACATGAACTTCAACCTGTCCACGACCACCCCGGGCCCCGCGCCCACCGAGACGGGCATCATCTCCTCGGCCGCCATCTTCCTGGCGGCCGACTCCGACATGCAGAACGCGTCCTCGAAGGTCTTGCCCTTCCACGGCATGTATGCCACGCGCAGGTTGCGGCCCACCGCGAGCGCCCCGTCCTTGTCCGCGTAGTTGGTCGTGGCCAGCACTTGGCCGGGGGCCACGGCGTCGCCCCGCTTGACCAGCGGTATGGACCTCAGGTACCCTTTGTTGTTGAACGGGAAATTGTCGTATAGCTCCACGGTCTCCATCTTGCCGTCCTGGCCCTGCAGTTTGATCTCCCCGGACCCGACCGACATCACGGTGGAGGGGGCCGATGCCTTGCGGACCCCCATCATGCCGCCTATCTTGTCCTCGTAGGATTTGCCCGTCTCGGAGTCCAGCGTGCGCACGAAGGGGGCCTCCCGGTCCACCAGCGGCATGGATTGGCCTATGTGCTTGGATGCCATCAGAAGGCGCATGCCCTTCACGCCGGATTTGAGCGGGACCAGGTTTGACGCGAAGTTGAACATGCTGTCAGGGTCGTCGACTATGAGGTCCACGTCCTTGCGGTCCACCACCCCTACGTCCTTGCTGCGGCTCATCACCGGGATCAACTCGTCCTTGGAGTTCCACATGTCGGCCGTGGTGACCTTGGCCAGGCTGGCCTTCTTGGAGTCCACCCACACGACCTGCCCGGTCCTGGCGTCCCTGAACCTCGAATGCAGCAGGTTGTCGGAGCCCTTGCGCGTGCGGTCGGCCAGGTAGACGTCCAACCCTATGGTGGACTTCTCGGGGGACCTCACGGGGTCTATGAAGTTGTGGAAGGAGTTCTGCACGGAGCGCATGGTCGAGTTCTCGGGGGCCGCGCGCTCGTCGGAGACACCGCCCTCGCCCAGCCGCGTGATCTTGGACGACTGGTCCAGGGCCTCCAGGGGGTTCGCGCCGTCCAGGTAGGTCATCACCCCGGTGTCGGTGAAAACGCCGTCCACTGCCTTCTGCAAGGCCCCTGAGGGCAATGTGCTAAGGTCGCCCTTGAACGTGTGCTTCCAAAGCATCTTGTTGATGTGGCCGCCTCCGTCGCGCCTGAGCCGCTCGCCGAAGAAGTCGTCGAGTCCGTGGACCTTTTGGAACTCCATGCTGTCGCGGGGGTCCTCGTCGACCTCGCCCCTGTTGAGCTTGATGAGTTTGGCCGCGGTCGCCGTGAGGAGCTCCGGCGAGACCTTGTCGTGGCGGAACCCCAGATTCAACTCGGTGGCGTCGGGGTCCAGCCTCATCTTGGCGAAGGCCTCGCGCAGCCTGTCGCCGGATCCGTCGCCCCTGATGGAAACGACAGTTGGCCCACTCTTAATCTGAGTCAGGCTGGTGGGCGCGGGAGTCTCCTCGGGTAGGTGCAGCCGCGGCAGCTCGGCGGCCTCCTTCTCCACGGTTTCAGGCGGAGGCGTGGTTCGGAACGCCTTCTCCAGGGAATCCGTGGTTGCTCGAGCGGAGGCCTCGGAGTTGGCCTTCAATATCTCGGGGCCCCACGCGGCGGCGAGCTGCCCGTCGGTGACGCCCATGGCCTTGAGCGCGGGGTACAGTTTGTGGGATCCGCCCTTGTCCACGGAGAACACCCCGGTGGCCGGGTCCATCTCGACGCGGAAGGGGTAGCCCGTGCCCTGCTCCACGTTGACGTGGGACTCCAGCCCCCCGTCCAGGCGGCGGCGGGCGAACACGCCCGAGGCCAGACGCATCATGTAGCCGCCGGCGTACTCGGCGCCGTTCTTGATGAAGGTGCCCCGCTCGGTGAGCCAGGGGACGCGGGCCAGGACCTTGCGGCCGGTTTCGTCCAGGACGTTCCCGGTGGCCTTGTCGACCAGCCTCCATTTGCCCGACACGGGCACGGAGATGTCGCCGCCGTCCATGATGGCCTGCTTCTGCTCCTTGAGCGAGAACCCCTTCTTGGCGTCGGTCCTCACGTCAGACAGCTCCAGCCGGACGCGGCCGTTGTCCACGGGGAACCTCTCGGCCAGGGACTTGACCACGTTGGCCAACAACTTGTCCCGCTTGCGCACGAAATCGAAAAGGCCTATGGGCTCGTCAACAGGATCCCCGGGCTTGACCCCGGCGACGTCGTCCAATAAATACTCCATGGGTCATCCTTGAAGTTTGGACATTAAAAAATCAGTAGGGTCTTTCGGAGGTGGTGGCAGGTGCCCCGTGGACGACGGAACGGGCGGGGCGGGGGCGGCAGCTTCGATCTGCCCGGTATTCGAGGGTTTGCTCAACTTCTTGATCAAACCCTTCATGTACGGGTCGGCCACCAACATCTGCACGGGCTCCGACATGACGCGCTGCCTCACGAAATCAGTCTGGGCGGAATCCATCTGATCAGCCTCCCGCTCCGCGGGGTCAACCGATCTCGTGTACTTGAATGCGGCGTAGCCCGACGTCAAAGCGGCCGTGGCCAGAAGCAAAGCCTCAAACGCGGTCATGCCGTTCCACAATCCCTTGACGCTATCAGTGAAGACGCGGAGGCCGCTTTCAGCAGGGGGAGCAGAGGCCGCCTGCTGGGCTGTTTTACCCAGGACGGCTGGATCGACCCCGCCAAGCAGGCCAGCCATCTCCTGGGGGCTCATACCCCTGCGTTTGGCCAGATACTTCAGATCCAGCGCGTTCAACTCGTTCATGGATTTGGACAGGGCCTTGTCCAATTGAGCGTTGTCCATAGCCTTGGTGTCCGCGTTGGCCAGTCGGGAGCCCAGCATGAAGGAGACCAGCGCGGCTCCCGCGGGCAGCGTCAACAGCAGGGCGGCCTCCCCCATGGCCGAGGCCTGTTTCTCCTGCGGCTCCAGCGAGCTCAACGTGGCCAGGGTGTCCGTGGCCGCCGTGTCCTTGTCCTTGAGGTTCATGTTGAGCGACGTTATGGGTGTCGTGGCCCCCAGACGGGCCCGCGTGGCCAGCTTGGCCCTGCCCTCCTGCTTCCCCGTCGCGCGGGCTCTGCCTATCATGCCACCGGCATATCCCAGAGTCAGATAAGTCAGGCTGAGCAGCGCGGTGTGGAACAATATGGAGGCCGCGCCCACCTTGCCCCCGGATCCGGGGGCGTAGTAGTCGATGGGCGTTATGGGGGCGAATGGATTAAGCATGGAGCTGGCCACCGACGCCAGGCTGGCGGTCTCCGTCGGATCGGACGCGGACTTGTTCATATTTTCTGAGGGGCCTCGTAGCATCTCTCCACCCATCGTAAAAAGGCTATGTATTTACCCTCCTTGGAGAATTTGATCTTCTCCTTGGACAACTCGAAAGCGTTGTTTCCCGCGGCTAGGGCGTCGGCGATCTTCTGTATGACTACGTTATACGCAGCCAGTTCAGCCTCATCGGAGAGGTTGTACACTCCAGCCCTCGCCGTGATGCGCAGGGTCGGCATTTTGCACGCGGGATCGCCCTCCTTGACCATAAGGGCGGGCCCCCTGTAAGGCAGATTGTTCCAGCTGCCCTCCACCGTGGACTCCTCCGGAGACGTCCTGCGCAGGACCATGGAGTCCAACGCCGATTGCAGATCGACCGTCATAGCCGGATCGACCTTCCCGGCTTGACGCTCTGAGACCGGTCGAACACGTCCTGGGAGCTCATCATCCGAGTTAATTTGGCCTTGTCGGCGTCGACCTCGCCCAACAGAAGTCGCTTGCGCTCAGCCTCTGGGTCGATCCTGGGGAGGCTGGTGGCCTTCGCTATGGCCACTCCGCCCACCATGCCGACCGCGGAGGCCAGAGCCCCTACGGCCAATAATATACCGGAGACGAAATCCCCGGATCCGCTTTTCTTCTCCCCATCGGCCATGACACACCCCTATCTTGAAAAAAAGTTGGGAAACGAATTGACGATGGCGCCAGTGGCCGCCCCCGCCATTCCTAATTTGAAGGGCGACGCACCCATGGCGAAACCGGCCGCCGCCCCGAACAAACCGCCTATGCCGCCGCCCACCGCCGCCCGACCCGCGAAACCCAGGACGTCGGAGAGTCCGAAACCCCCTGACGCGTCCGCCCGCTGCTCGAACGTGGGCCGGCCTGAGAACCCCCCGATGGGTATGGTCTTCATGCCGAGCACCGAGGAGTTCTCGTCCTCCAGCAGGCCGAAACCCGCCTCTTTGGCCATGTAGCCCGCGTTGAATCCGGCGGACCTCAGGGACTCAATCGTCATTTGGAGCCTCCGTTTGTTGGTTTGGACCATTCCGGATAAGGCTCGGTGACTCCGTAATAGGGTTTGCTCCAGTCATGGTTGAGGGCCAGGGGCGCTATCAGCCCCAGAATGCCCGCGGCCACGGCCATTCGTCTGCGGGCGTCGGCCGGATCCATCTCCAATTTGGCGTTTATGTTGGCCTCCATCTCCGCGGAGTCGATCCCGGACACTGCGCCTAGGCCGCCGGCCAGCGTGCGCATGACGGGCTTATATCCGAAGTATCCGGCCGCCGCGGCGGCGGCCCCGAGAGCTAGCGACGCCCCCAATGGATTGTACGTCAGGGATCTGCCCGCCCTCAACGGGGCCGTGAGGTCCGCCTTGGCCAGCGAGTCGCCCCAGGCCATCGGGCCGTACACATCGTTGGCCTCCATGCCCACGAGAGGGGGCAGGGCGTTGCCTTCCTTCAATGGATTATCCGTCGTGTAGCTCAAACAGCCCCCCATTCCCTGCCGGACAGGTTGTACCCTCTTTTATTGTCGGCCAAAGCCGGGGCGGCCGTCTGCTGGCCATTGCCGCCCCGGCCGCCGAACATCGACTTGAACAGCGCCAGCGAGGCTATGCCCCCGCCGGCCAGCAACAAGCCCCCCAGCCCGTAGACCCAGGGCTTGTATTCGTCCCATTTATTGTTCGCGAACGTCTTGAATTGGGCCTCGACCTTGCCGTCGCCCGCCAACGATGGCAGCGCCCAGGCCGCCGCGGTCCTTTTTATCGGATCCTTGATGGCGTAGTTGAGCAGTCGCGGGTTCTTGGTTATGTGATCGGTAAGGGCCTGTAGATCTTTGGCATTGTCATTTATGTTATAAGGGTTTAGCAATCCTGAGTTGGCCGCTGTCCACCAGGCGGAGGGATCGGTCAATCTATTCGACAACGTTGTTTTTAGTTTAGAGGCGGCGGTGGTCCGCAACTCCCTCATTTTATCCTGGTCCAAGTGGTCTCCAGTCAGCACGGAGCGTAAGGAGGCCCCGGGTTTGACCAAAGTTTTCAAACTGGAAGCCGACAGCCCCAGGTCCGTGTCGTTCACATCCTGCAGGACGGTGTATGCGGATGGTCCAAGGCGCCGGAGGTTCTCCGGCAAGGCCGCGGTGAATCCCTTCTCCCCCTCCATGTAGGTCTTGTCGTCGCTGGGCTGAATACTCCCATCCACCAGGAGATCGGCCACTGGTTTGACCAGGCCCTTCGCGTCCAGCGCGGCGTTCGCTCCGTGTTTGGCGGCCTGGGCCACGATACCAACCTTCGGACTGGCCACGGCGAGTCCCTGCTCCAATATATCCTGCAACGACCAGGCCATAATACACCTTTGACTGGGGTTCCACGCTTCTAGTAAATATAACCCCGACTCACGCGGGGGGTTGCGCGGCCTGCTGGGCCTGGTTGCGGGCCGACGCCACGCCCTGCATGGCGGCGTCGTTCTCGTAGCCCTTCAGCACCTGGGTCACCTGCGCGTGCAGCGTGGGATTCTTGCCCTTCATATCGACCAGGGCCCTGCGCCTGTTGGTGGAGTCCAGGCCCATGATGCGCTGGGCCTCCTGCTCGGCCATGGCCATAAGGTCCTCTATGCCCCCCGGGTTGGCCATGGCCTGCGCGTTGGGGTCGCCGCCGGCCCGCCCGCGGGGCTGGCCGCCCTGGCCCCCCTGCTGCTGGGCCCCCGGCGGGGGCTGGGCCATCGCCTGGTAGAATTTCGCGGCGGCCTCCTGCTCCTTCTGCATCTCCATCAGGCGCTCCTGCTGGTCGCGCTCCTCCTCCAGCCGGCGCTCGAACTCGGTGTCGGCGTCTATGTCGAAAGACTTGAGGGCCGTCTGCTGGGATATGATCTTGCTGGCAGCCAGGTTCAACTTGACGTCCTTGGCCTTGTCGTCCTCGTACATCGAGGTGCGCAGCAGTTTGCCCTCTATGCGCTCCCACCCGTTGATGCGGGATATCTGCCCCAGGTACCAGTTGAGCCACTCGTCGAAGAGGCTGGTGTAGGGCAGCCAGCTGCGCTCGAACATGCGCAACGCTATGGGCGGGCCGCCCCATTTGGAGATGGACGACCTGTAGAACTCCTGCGGGACGCTCATGGACGTGAGCAGATTGTCCAGCGCGCGGTCCATCAACTCCACGGGGACGAGCTGCTTGGCCTCGCCGCCGAGCATCTGGTACTGCAGGGGCATCGGCATGATGCTCCAGGAGGTCGGATCGCGGCGGCGCTGCTTCAGCATGCTGGACACCCTGCCTGTGAAATCCCCCAAGTTGACTCCTATGAGGGGGTCGCGCCCACCCGGCGTGCCCTGCGGCGGGGTCAGCACGCGGAACGGGATGATGTAATCCATCGCGATGGCCTCGTTGTAGCGCTCGAGGATCATCAGATGGACCACCTGGTTGAAACTGGACATGAACGGGGGCAGCCCCCATCCATTCAATTTGAATCTGAGCGTCGCGGGGGCCTCCGCCTTCAGATGCTTGAACGTGCTTTTATCGAACTTGAACCGGACGCCGTCCTTGATGGACTCGATCATCTCCCAAGGCATGGTGGCCAGCCAGATGTGGTCGCCGCGCTCCACCCCCTTGCGGACCTCGGCGGGCGGGTCGAAGTAGTAGTCGGACTCGCCGGACACCGAGCAGTGCTCTATGGATATGAGGGCCGGGGGCCAGCGAATCGTGGTCACCCGGGCCTCCTCGGCCAAAGGCTTTGGCGCGTCCTCCCTTTTGAACTCCACGCCTTTGGTCCGGCATACGGGGCAGTCCCCCGTGAACTTCCAATTGGACCACTTGTAGTCCTCGTCCTTCTGCATATTGCGCAAGGGCCTGCTGGAGGAGCACTTAGGGCAGGTCAACGATCTGGAGATGGGCACGAGTATGGAGGTGAAGACGTTACCGAAGAAAATCAAGTCGTCGGCGACGGTGGCCATGGTGTCCATCACGTTGGCCTTGCGGCTGAGGTAGTCCTGATACTTCTTGCGGACCCCCGCTCCACCTTTGGCCTTCAACTCAATGCCGGTCATGAAATATCTGACGGACTTCCTAACGGCTGAAGAGTACATGCCATGCCTGAGGCTGAGCCATTCCCCCCACTCGAAGACGTCTTTCACGGTCCTCGGGTATATCAGATTGGAGAAACTGGCGAAGGGGTCCGGGAAATCCGCCACCTTCTCCGCTATCCTTGAGGTAACTGCCATGCCCCCGCTCCTATTCCATCACTATGAAGATTAAAGTCCTGCCTGCGGCCCCTCTATCGAACTCGGCCCCCATCGAGAGCAGCCTGGCTCCCGTCAAACCCCCTGCCTCCGACGAGGCTGCCATGAAATCGTCCTCGGACGTGGCCTCTGGCGGGGACCATTTGAACCCCCGGGCCGGGAGGTCCACGAGGAGGAACCCGTCCGCCTGGATCAACGCGGAGCACTCCAGCTCCACTTTGCCGAACCGCCCCGCCAGCGTCAAGTCCATGAATGGAATGCCCTCGGCCTCCTGCTCGCGGGGAGGGGGGCTCAGGCTGCGCGCGCCCTTTTTCTTGCCTGCGGCTGGACGGCCACCGCCGACCAGCCTTGCGGGCGGAGCCTGCCGCTCCATATTCTCATGGGGATCGTAAGGCTGCGCCACCGCGTCGAAACCCGGCGGCGGGCCTCTCCTGACCACGCTCAAACCCTCATGCCTCGAATCCACCGATGCGTCTACCATGTCCTGCCTCCGTTGTTACTCGCCTCCGCGGCCTCATCAGATAAGATAGTTGCTGGACAGGCGATCGGCAAGCGTTCAATCCTGATTGGCGTAGTCGCTGGCTTTGCGTGAATATGCCCTGGCAGACATCGACTCCAGACCCTTCTTGGGCTTCTTGAGTTTGAACGCCTTGTTCTGGGCGGCCGCCATCCTGCGGGCCACCAGGGACTCCACTCCGCCGGGCTCGTCGGACATGTTGCCCGCGACCTTCAGACTGTCCGACTCCAGAGACGCAGCCAGGGCGTCGTCCATGCTGGGGGACCTGGGGGCCGTGTCATGGTTGTATCCCTCCGAGAATCCCGCGGCGACCATGCGGCCGGGATTGACCTTTATGACGGGGGATCCGAAGAAATCGGAGAACGCGTGGGACGCGGAGGCCGACTTGGGGATGGTTGGACCGGCTTTGCCCGCCGGGTCCAGGGCGTCGGCCAGCTGGTTCAGCCGTTTGCCTACATCCTTAGCCTCCCTCACGCCCACCTCCACGCCGAACGACAAAGGAGCCATGAGGGAGGGCAGGTCTATCCCGGAGTACATGCGCCTGGGCGCGAAATCTTTAACCGCTTTGGCCACTTTGACCGCCCCCACATGCTTGAGGACGCTGGCCAGCTCGGCCGATGTGAATCGGGCGGCCAGCCCCATTCCCGTCAAATGGGCCGACGCCAACACGCGGGAGGCTGAGGGGGACGTCAAGGCCAGCCCCGGCCCGCTTAGGGATAAGGTCCCCTTGCCCTCGAGATGCCCGTCGGTCCCGGGGATGAAGCCACCGCGGCCCCCCGCCGTCCTGGCCTTGCTCGCCATGCCCCGCAACAGGGATGCGGCGTTGGACTTCAGATGGCCGACGGTCCACTCCGGGGCCACCGCGTAGGATACCCCAGCGGCGGCGGCCGCCAAGGCCCCCAGAGCCACGGGGAGCATCGGGACGGCTAGCCACAGGGGCACCGGCTCTATCTTGGCCTGCGCCGCGTTGTATGCGTCTTTTACCCAATCAAACATCCGAACCCCCGTCGAGTGGTCGAATCATTCCCTTGACAAAAGAGCGGCGCCGGTTCCTACGGCCCCGCCGGCCACGGCGCCTATGCCAGCCCCGCGCCAGCCGTCCACCAGGTAGCCCAACACGGATCCCAGCGCTCCGGCAGACACTCCAGCCACGGCCGTGGACCCCAATGCCGATCCCTTGTCCTCCGCGGGAGCCGGCGCATCAGCCTCGGCCTTCACAGGCGCGGGGGCTGCCTGGGGTTGTGGGACTTCCACCTGTTTTTGTGGAGGGGCTTCCCCCATTTTGTTCTTGCGCGCGCCGCCAACGACGCCTCCTCCGATGAGGGTGGAGGCCAGGACAGCTATGGTGCTTTTCGGATTGCCCTTGGCCACGGCCATGAGCTTGACGGAGCCTGCCGCCGCCTTGCTGGCCCCGTCAGCTACGGCGGTTCCGGCGGCCTTGGTGGCGTCCATGATTCGGACTAGCCGGCCTCCCAATGTGGAGTCGCCCGAGGGTGGGGGCACGGGTGGATTGGGGGGCACGAAAGGGGGTAGGGGCTTTGGAGGAGGTGGGGGCGCGGAAGGTTTGGGCGCGGAAGGTTTGGGCGGGGGAGCGGGAGGCGCCGTGGCTCCAGCGTTAACTTGCGCCGTGATTCGGTCGTTGAGGGCCTTGGCGGACTCCTGCTCCGGAGTGAGGGCCGCCGGGCCCCCTCCTGAGGCATTCTTTTGCTTCCCGGATTGCTTGTGCTTCCTTTTGCCGCCGGCCTCCTTCATGAGAAAATCCCCCATGCTCATGCGGGCGCCTGCCAAACACTCCAAAACTTGATTGCTCGTCATCGTCACTCCCATTCCTTGTATGTGTTGCCTGTTCCTGCCAGAGCCTCCGGGACGGCCGCGACGGCCGCTGAGATGTTCCGCGCCAGTGGATGCAGCATGTCGGGCATCATCGTCACGGCGGCGGCAGGATTGAATCTGGACTCAAGCAGATAAGGGACAAGGCTCCCGTAGGATCCGGCGCTCGTGCCCGTGGCCTCGTCCACGGCGGCCCCGGCATATCCCGACAGCGCGGGAATGGCCCCCTGCTCCGCCAATTGGCTTCTGCCCGCGGCGGTGCCCATCCGGGCGGCCATCCAGGGCAGCTTCGCGCCGAACCAGTCGGCGTTCTTATACTTGTCGGCGAGCCATTCGCCGCGGGCCCTGGACCTGTCCCCGGCGTCGTTGGCCTTTATCGCCACGCTGTTGCCGAAACTGTCCACGTCGTTGGCGCGGCCCTCGTTGAGGAGGGCCGAGTCGTACACGGCCTCCCCGGCGGACTCCGCCAGCAGGCCGGAGGCTGTGTACCGAACGGGCTTGGACCCGGTGATCCTGGCCATCGTTGAGAATCCGGGCAGCCCTTCGAGATATTTGCTTGTCTGTTTATACTTGGAATAGGGGTAGGTGACCGGGGTGGCTAAAACTGAACCCGTCCGGCGCAGAAGGCTCGGAGGCGGTTGGATCGCCTCCGCCGCTTGAGTGGCTGGCTTGTCGACCTTCCCCGCCACTTTGAACCAGGACCGGATCATCGAGGCCAGGGAGGCCGTGTTGGGCGCGGCCTCCTTGTGGAGGAGGGCCAGCGCGGCCACTGCGTTCAATCCATCGAGGTCATCCCGCATCCCCGCAACCTCCCTGATTCGATCAGTTATTTAATGACTGATTTGGCTCCAGACTCCTGAAGCGCCGTGAATATGTTGCTCGCCCGGGCCACCGTGTTGCCCGCGCCGGTTCCGACGGCCCCGCCGGCCACGGCGCCTATGCCCGCCCCGCGCCAGCCGTCCACCAGGTAGCCGATGATCGTGCCTAGGGTCAAGCCGACGCCGGCGCCCGTGGCCGTGCCCTTCCACGTGTGTGCCTTGTCCACATACCTTGCAGCGGAGTTGACCCTATCAGTATCCCCCCTATCGGGTAACTTATCAAAAGGATAATCGGAGATTACACCCTCAGGGGGGTTCTATCATTCACGAATCTATCATTTCGGAGTTCGGCAAGAGCATTCTCATCAGATGCGTCATCCGCTTTCTTCATCATGGACAACATATTCGCCAATTCCATCGGTCCACCTTTGTTTAACATGTTTCTATGCTGACGTGCCTGTCTGCTGCAACCTCTTAAGGTCGCCCACGGTCAGCGTGTCCCTGCGCACGGCGTAGCGGCCCAGCTCGGACCCGCCCAACGTGCCCAGCGACGCGCCCAGCAGCGAGCCCAGCGCGGCCAGCGCCAAACCCGATTTGACGGTGTTGCCTGTGGCCGTGTTGTCGCCGCTCATGGCTTGCCCGGCGCCGCCGCCGACCAATGCGCCCACCCCGCCGCCCACAAGGGCTCCGGCCAGGCCGCCGCCCAGTCCCATCAATCCCTGGACAGCCCCCGCCTCGATCCTGTTGGTGCCCCTGGGGGGATTGACAACCCCGCTGACGAGGCCCCCCACCATGGGAACGGCCCCCGTGTACGGCAGATAACTGGATCCGGAGTCCGAATCCTCGGCCGCTTGTTTGGGGAATCTCATCGTCTTCACCCTCTTGATTCGATCAGTTATTATACCCTGGCGCCCGGGATCGAGGCGAGTGCTGTTTCCCCTGTGGTGTGGTTCATGATGTTGTGCAGATAATCCGAGCTCAGGCCGAGGGTGTTCGCGGCTTTGGATCCCATGTCCCTGATCCCGCCGGCGTTCCTGTTGTAGGCCACGCCCGCCCCGGCCCCGCCTGCGGCTCCGACGGCTGCTCCGACGCCGGCTCCGCGCCAGCCGTCGACCAGGTAGCCGATGATCGTGCCTAGGGTCAAGCCGACGCCGGCGCCGGCCGCGCCGAATTTGACGTCGGGGGATTGGTCTTGAAAGAAGGTGGCCGCCGCGGTGGCGGCGTCGCCTACCCCACTCTTGATGTCCCCCATGACTCCGGCTTGTTTGTCCATGCTCCTGGACGCGTTGACTAGATACTCGCTGATCTTGCTCATTGACGCTCTCCTGTTCGTTGTTTGCGGGTTACTCTCTAATATACAACTCCCGCGTCACCTGCGCGGGCTGTCCATCCCGGTCGCTCATCCCATGAGGGCCTTCCTGTTGTTGTAGACGGCCGCCGCTCCCGCGCCCATGACGGCCCCCGCCGCGGTCTTCCGCCAATCGTGGCCGCCCGAGACGGCCCATTGGGCCAGGACCGACGCCAAAGCGCCCACCGCGGCCCCCGATCCGGCCCAGGCGGCCTGGCCGGCCCAATCCACCCCCGCCGGAACAGCGGTTTTTTCGGAGGTGGCTGTTTTAGACTTATTAGCAGCCACACTCTTGGCAGCAGCCACACTCTTGGCAGCAGCCTTATTGACTATGTCTTGTTTCAGCCTTTGGAGTCCTTCATGATTTGTGCCCGAACCATCGGGCATCCCTTTTAAGAGAATGGCTTCAAGAGTCTGTTTCTCAACGAACAGCTTCTTCAGGGCTGCTGTATCCTCTCCGCCAATAAGGGGTGCCGCCCTTTCGTATACGGACTGGAGGCCCTTATAAGCCTTGCGGAACTCCGCCGCATCCGCGTTTATCTTCTCCGTCGGGGTCTGGCCCCCGGGCCTGCCGCCCTGCATGACTTGATCCGGCATGGCGCGCTTCTCGAGATACCCGCCCATGAAACTGGTGGTGTAGAGATTATCCATTTGGCAATTCCCCTTCGCGTTGTTTGATCGAGGGGGGGGCCGATTCCGGCCCCTATCCCTAATATAAGCCTTGTCACCTGCGCGGGCTGTCCATCCCGGTCGCTCATCCCATGAGGGCCTTCCTGTTGTTGTAGACGGCCGCCGCTCCCGCGCCCATGATCCCCGCTTGGCCTTTGGTGGACTCCCTGTTCTTGAGCGGGCCCTCCGAATTGGTCGGGGCCACCGTCTCGCGGCGGACGGTCATGTCGGGGACTCCGTCGGCTTTCGAGTCGACCTCCTTGGTGGACCTGTTGGCCACCGAGGCGGCCGGGTGCTCGTTGCCGACCGGGTTGCCGGGCTGGCCGTTGTTGATCAGGTCGGCGCGCTTCTCGAAATACCCGTTGAGGAATCCGTCTCTGTACAGGCTCATGTCTATCTCCTGGATTGCTGGCGTTGCGTGTCGGCGCTGGCCGCGCCGGAGGGGGTTCCAGCTCCGATCGAGCCCAGCCAACCTTGTATGGCCCCGCTGGCCTTGTTGCCGGCGTTGGATATGTCGGCCCTCGCTTTGGCAGACGCGGTGTTGACTTTGTCGGTCAGCTGCCGGGCCAGGGTGTCCCCCTTGATCCTGGGCAGGGCTTCGGCGCCCGCCTCGAGCGTGGCGTTGGCCACCTGCCCGCCGGAGCGGATCAATTGCTTGTTTATCTCGGTGCCCTTGTTCAGGTAGTTGGTCAGGAAATTGCTGATCAGCGGCGCGTTGTGGCTCACGGCGGTGTCGACGGCGGGGGCCAGGTTGTCGGCGGCCGTGTTGACCAACTCGATCTGCGGCATGGCTGTGTTGACCAGATCCATGGCGTTGCGGTCGGCCGTGGTTGTCAAGTCCTTGCCCAGGCCCTCGGCCTTGCGCGCGACGTTCATGGACGTCCGCTCCCAGGGTGTGGGGACCGCCTGCTCCTCGTCGACGTCGGCCGCGCTCTTGTGCAGGTAACCCTCCATGAATCCAACTTTGTACGTTCCCATGATGCTCCTTTGGTTATTTGCCTTTAGTCCGATACTCGTTCCATAGTTTAGAAACCTTGGCGCCGGCCTGGCCGGCCAGGTTGTAGGCTCCTTCAGTGACCGACCACGCCTGGCCAAGGGGTTTGCCCGAGGCCACCGAGTGGGCGTACGCGAACACCGGCGACCGCCTGGCCGTTGTGTCGGCCGCGGCGAGCGCCACCTCCTTGACCGCCCTGCCCGCGCCGCCGTCAAGCCAGCCGCGCAGCTTGTCGAGCGGGCGCTCCCGCTTGTCCTGCGCGAGGGCCCTGTACGCGGACTCGACCGCGTTCAACGCGGAATAGCCTTGGGCCTCCCACGCCCTCCTGGGGTCGTGCACCGTGGCCAGCGCCGCCCGGAACGGATGCGAGAAACCCCCAAGCGCCTGGCTGGCCTGGCCCGCCGCCCTTATGTATGACGGATACGACAGTTCGCCCTTGACGTCGGGGGTCAGCCTGTCGTGGTACACGTTCCAGGCCGTCTCGCCCGTGAGCTCTCCCGAGAAGGGGGTGGTGGTGGAGGTCACCCCGTCGGCTATGCCCTGCAACCCCCACACCACGGGCGAAACCCTCGCGCCCAGCTTGGCAGCGGCCCACGCGTCGACCGCGGTGGCCGCCAGCGGGGTCAGCGCGTTCTGCGCCTCTTTCTCCTTGGCGGCGGCCAGCGCGACGGACTCCGCCGAGGCCATGGCTGCGCCGGCCGCGTCCGCCTCGGTGCGCGCCGCGGGCAGTCCGCCTATGCGTTTGGCCGCGTCGGCCTCGACCCGGCCGGCCGGCGTGTCGGCCGCCGATTTGAGCAGGTATCCCGCCATGTAGCCCGCAGCGTACATCATGCCCTCCTTGGTTTAGGCAGTCGGTCCCATCCTGTAATATAAGCCGCGGCGCGTCATTCCCCGGAGTTCGAGTCGCAATCCGGCTCCGCCCGCTTGACCAGCGCTTTGGCCATCATGGCCAGCGTGAGGTTCCTCTTGTCCATGGCGGACGCGGGCATGGACCCCCCGAAGTGGTTTTGCGCTCCAATGGCCAGATCAACCATGTCCAGCTCGTCCAACCCCTGCGAGGCCGGCGGCTTGCCTGGTTTGAGGGCGCCCAGGCCGGCCTCCCCGGCGTGGCGCGCCAGCGCCTAGTTCAACTTCGTTTGACGTCTCTCGATAGTCGGTCCAACCTCTAGCCCGGTCCGGTACAAGCCGCACGGTCACTCCCGCTCGGTCGATCCAGCTGCTATGGAGGCGGGTGCGCCGACGCCGCCCACCACGTAAGGCAGCGTGCGTGACAGCAGTCCGGACAGCGTCCGCCTGTCCTCCGGCGTGGACGTCGCTAGATCCGGATAGATGTGGTGCAGGCCGTAGCCTAGCGCCGCGGCCTGCGGATCCACTTCGGTCACAGCCGCCGCCTCGTCGAGTTTGCCATCCAGGATGGGCCGGTAGGACTCGGCTAGCCGCTGCGCGGGGGTCTTGGCGTAATCCTCCGCCCCGGCCGCCATTCCGCGCTCGAAAGCCTTGACGTCCCTGCCGTCCCATGTCGGTCTGACGGGCACGGGCGCTGGCGCCTTAATCCCCTGGAAAGTCACTCCGCCGGCCGGGTTGTTGGCCAGCGAGGCCTTCATCCCGGACAGCACGGGCAGCAGCTCCGCGCCGATGCCGTACCCACCCTTATCCGCGATGAACTTCTGCATTTCGTCGAACGCGCCGCCGACTGGCGGGGGCGACCGCAAATCGAACGCGGCCAGCGGATGTTCGCCCGGCACGGCCGTCCTCGGGGCCCTGCTGACGGCGGCGTGCGCTACCTCGTGCGCCAGGGAGTTTGGATCCCCGACGCCGTTCAATCCAACCCCCTCGCTCATTTTGTAGGAGCCGTCCGGATTGGGAACTACGCTGCGCAGCGAAATTTTCGCAGGTTGGCCCGGAACTGGCGCCATGGTAACGCCGGTCCACCCGGCCATCGGGTGGCCGGCCAGCGACGCCTCGTCGGTGTCTGTGAGCCGGTATGATCGGAATGGCACGCCGTCGCTAAAGTTCCGACCGTCCGCTCGATTGTCCTGCTTACCGCTGTCGCCTGGCGACCGCTTGTACGGACCTATGGGTTGGTTGGACTCCAGCCAAGCGGCGTCCTCCGGACTCAGCCTAGATCTGTTGTCCTCTACGGACTTCACGTAATCCTCGCCGTGTATTCCTTTAACGAACCTGTCTCGCTGGTTGTAAGAGCCCTCGATGGCCGAGGGGATGTGCAATCTTCTTGTGTAGGCTCCCTCGCCCGCCGCGAGCTGATCGGTAGTCAACTGCACCGTGGGCTCATAGTTTCCGAGCCGGTAGCCTTCCGCGGCCACGGCCGGTCTAAGCTGGCTCGGCTTGAACGGCCAGTTGGTCATCGGCTGATCGTAGCCTATAGGACTCGAAGGGAGCAACGCCGAGTATACGCCGTCGCCGCCTGGAAATCTATCGGCGGCCGTGCGCATAGCCCCGGACTCCAGCCCGGGCGACGGTTTGGTGGTGTCCGACTTGACCGCCCATATCTCATCCGAGATGGTCTTCGGATCTTTAACCGTATCGGTGGTGCCCCCAGGCTTCTCGATCGGAACCGTTTTCTTTTTGCCGAGAAGACCGGACCACAAAGCCGCCTCTTTGCTCAAGTACCCCGTCTGATGGCCTAACGCGCGCATGTCCATGACGTCACCTTTCACTAACACGATACCACATCGGTCCGCTGAACCGTTCAGCGGCTTCGAATCAGTCCGCAGCCGCCGGCTGCTGGTCCTTAGTCCAAAAAGCGCCTCCGAGATTGGCCAGTCCTTGAATGGCCTGCGGATTCAACATATCCCAGGCGCCGGCGGCGGCGCCCTTGGCCGCGGAGCCAACTACGCTGGTCCCGGAGCCGTCCAGGCTGTCGGTGGCCGCGGCGGAGCCCCACGGCGCGTTGTCCATCAGGTTGTGGCCGGTCTGCTGGGCGTAGCCTTGGACTCTGTCCACCCACGAGTCCGAGTTCATAAGTTGGCCGTTCTCGTCCTCCAAAGTCTTGTTCCACTTCGCTGCGGCCGAGGCCGCGTCGAGATCGGCTCCGGCGTATGGGTTCCAGCTGGCTTTCACCGCCTGGCCCAGGCCGCGCACAGCCGTAGTGCCCAGCTCCGCGGCGAGCAGCGGCGGCGCGGCGTACGCCCACGGCGCCCAGGCCGTCGGATTTACCGCAGCCAGCTGGTGAGCGTGGGCTATCCACGGGGCCACCCTGCCGGACTGCTCCAGCATCTGCCCGCCCATGTCGGCCGCCATAGCTCCGAGACCCAACGGCGCCGACGGCACGTATCCGCCGGCCGCGTTCTGCTCCACCGGCATGTTGCCGTCATCCAGGAACGAGAAGAATGGATTGTCCAGGCCAAAGGTCAGCTTGGGCCCCAGGTTGGAGGCCTGCCTATTCCTGTTGGCGAGGGCGGACCTGGCCTGGACCGGGTTCATGGGGCCGGCCGCCTCCTTGCCGTAGCCGTGTAGAAAACCTTGCTCGTAGAGTGTCATATTTTAAATCCCTCACCTTTTGAGTAGCGCCCGGCCTATGTTCTGCGCCGAGATGGATCCCTCATCCAGTTTTTTAGCATTGGCCTGATCGATGGCGAAGCTCTTCAAGAGCTCCCCCGTCGACTCGCTGTGGACCCCGCACTCCCATACGCGCGTAACCCAGCAAACCCAGCGCGGCCGCGCCGCCGGCCCCACCTACAAGGGCCCCCTTGGTGTCGCCGGCCTCCGTGAAGGGCATGCCGCCCATGGCGAGCCCCGCGGCCGCCGACACGCCCTTATCTTTGACCGATGCCTGCTTGCCCATGTATCCGGCCCTGAATCCGATTCCGCGCGCCTGCTTGTCCATAGTGGTCTCCAGTTGTTTTATGTATTGCGGCGGCACGACGCCCCCCTTGACCATCACCCTCGGATGCCTGACGCCCGTGAGCAGCGGGACGCCTTTGGCCCTGTTCGCCCTGACGCGCCTGGCCATGATGGCTGGCGCGGCCATGTTGGCCTCGTCCATTATCAGTCCGGCCCTGCGCAGGCCCTCGACGTCCACCTCCAGCGGCACCCTGTCCGAGAACGGCCAGCCGTTCCGCTCCAATATGCCGGGGGCCCTGGCGGCCTGGGCCGGACTGAAGCCGTAGAACCAGTCGCCGCCGGAGTCGGCCAGCGTGTCGCCGCGGATGGCCTTCAAGGCCAGGATGGCCCTGTCGGCGGCCGGGGCGTCCGGCGGCAGGTCCCCGGCCAGCCCGTCGTACCGCGCCTGGTGCTCCGGGCGCAGCTTGAGCTGCTTGAGGTACCTGGCCAGGTTGGCGGCGCCCTCGGGGCGGCCTTTGGCGTGCAGGGCCTGGGCGGTCATCAACCCCTCGGCCAGTATGCCGGGCAAGGCCTCCCTGGGCGCGTGGTGTATCATGGGGGCCTCAGTTCCGGGGAGCCGACGCCACCTGCCATCCGGCGGACGGGGCCGCGGGCAGGTTGAGGGGCGGATTGGCGGAGGGGGCGGCCGGCTGGTTGTTCCGATCCGTCCATTTGGGCACGTCGGCCAACTTCAATTTGCCGTTCAGCACCTGTTGGCGGATGTTTTTCCTCGATGCGTCCATGGCGGCCGGGCTCATCCGGCCCGCGTTGATCCGGGACCACTCCTTGAGGGCTGCGTCGGTCCCTCCGGTGGACCCCACTTTGATTCCCACCTCCCCGGCGCTGCCGTCGGCGTTGGCCACCCGGCGCTTGTCCCCGGCCCGCGTGTGCGCGGCGTTGTCGTGTATGAGGGCGGGGTCTCCGGCGGGCTCCATGGACAATGGAGTCTGGGGGAGGGGCTCGTTGCCCGGCGTGTACGGGCTGAGGGTCTCCCCTGGTTTCGGGGATGGGTTGACGCGCTCCCTGTCCTGGAGGTTCAGACTCCCCGACGTGGAGTCGGCGCGCAGGCCGGGGGCGGCGGGGCTGGCCGCGGGCCGGGCCGACTCCGACCAGGCCTGCGACGGTTTGGCCGGATCCCTCAATTCGTCGCCGGCCTCTTTGCGGAGGTAGCCCTGCCTGAATCCAATGGTCAGCATGTTCATGGTCACACCCCCTGCGAAGGCTGCGCCGGGCCCTTGGCCGCGGGTTTGGCGGCCGTGGCGAACTGCCCGGCCAGCTCCTTGCACTGCGTTATCTCGGCGTCCAGCTGCACTTTCTGCTGCTCGAGCTGGGTGACCTTCTGCTGGACCTGCATCAACTGATCGGGCGTCAGGGCCGGGGTGGCCTGCGGCTGCTGGGCGGTGGGCTCGGGCCCATTGGTCATCCCTGCGGCTGTCTGCTCGGCGGGGGCCGCCTGCTGCAGCAGGCCCGACGTGGGCAGCTGGGGCTGCTGGGGCTGCTCGCCCTCCGCTCGCTTTTCGAGGTATCCTCTCATGAAACCTGTGGTGTACAAACTCATCGGGGCTCCTTTTAGGTTGGGGGCCGTGGCGGCCCGTTGCTTATAATATAACGTCGAGCGGTCCTCCGTGGGATTACGCCGGAGGCGAATTCCCGCTCCATGGAACTCCCCATAATCGACTATCCCGCGTTGAAACCCATCGCCATCCAGTCCATCGAAACCTCCCTGTTTAATTTCAAACTTGCCACGCGCGCATGACGGGTGGCGCGCGCGGCCTCATTTCATCGTTTATCCGCCATTAAATAGCCCGTTCCAGCCCCGATGGCCGCGCCGCCGGCGGCCCCCATCCCGGCGCCTTGCCATCCATATGTCAGATATCCCAGCCCGCCTCCCGCGGCCAACCCGGCCAACGCCCCGAGCAAGACGGGGCGGGACAAGGATCCCAGGGCGGCATCCGCCGCTTTGGTCGAGATTCCCTGCTCCGCCACCCCGGTCCGCGCCGGCTGCTCCTCCCGCGTCGTCGGCGGCTCACTCCCTGCCAATGGGCCATCCGGATACGGGGCGGCATCCGCCGCTTTGGTCGAGATTCCCTGCTCCGCCACCCCGGTCCGCGCCGGCTGCTCCTCCCGCGTCGTCGGCGGCTCACTCCCTGCCAATGGGCCATCCGGATACGGGGCGGCCTCTCCGGCGGGCTCGGGCGCCATCATCTCCGCCAAAGACCCGTTCCCCTGGCCGGAGTAGGCGTCCACATACGAGGCGAGCATGACTGGAAGCGACGCGGCCGCTGCCGATGGATACACCACACCCGCCCTCAGCATCAACCTGCCGTCGGGGCTCCTCAAAGTGGTCGACGTGGCGTGGCGCGCCATGCGCCCCATGGTCCCCAGGACGAGGCCCCAATCCTTTTTTGTCCAATCGAACAAGCGGGCGTCGAGGTTCATCAAATTCGGATGGGCAGCGGCGGCCGCCTCCCCGGACTCGCCTAGGATTTTGATCTGGCCCTTGCCTAGGTCGAACCCGTACCTCTCCGGGCCCTTGGACGCCACCTGGGGTTTGGGCCCCGGCTCGGCGTGATTCACGCCCTTCCGCAGTCCCATGATAAAGTCGGTGGCCCACTTCCTGGGGCCCGCGGCGGCCTTCTCCACGCCCCCGGGACCCCCGTTCGAGGCCAGCGTGAAGTCCCAGGCGGCCTTCAAAGGCTCGTCCCACATCTCGCCCATGTAGGCGTCGTCCATGGCCTCGGGATCCCTGCCGTAGAAGGTCCGCCAGGCCCCCCTCGCCCCGGTGGAGCGGGCCAGCGCCATGCGGGCCTTGTGGGCGTCCGCCGACTCGCCCGGCCGCGGCCGGCGCGCCAGCATGTCCCTCAACCGCGTCATCGAGGCCTTGTGACCCTTGGCCGAGGGATCAGCCTCCCAGTCCACCCCCATCAGCCTGCCCGACGTCTTCAGGGCCGACATGGTGGCCGCCAGCTCGCCGGGGACTCCCGTTCCCTCGTCGAACCCGTGGCGCAGGCTGTAGGCCTTGCGCGCCCGGAGCAGGTCGGCCCCGCGGCCCGGGTTGGCTCCCGGCCGCAGCGCGTCCGGCCCTCTGGGGGCGCCCCGACCCCCCGCCGACGCCTTGCGTGGATTCCCCAGCGCGTGGGCCAGCTCGTGGAGGAGGGTCTCCCTGTCCCCCCAATACCCCGGCGAGATGGTCACGCCGTCCTCGCCCACGTGGTAGCCCCCCTTGACCTTGGGGCGGTTGGCCCCCTCGGCCATCACGATGGGGGCGTCCAGCCTGGCCGGGTCCTGGACAACGCCGTAGTCCGCGGCCAGCTGGCCGAACACCGTGCCCCCGGCGTCCGAGCGCGCCTTCAGCACGGCCCGCTCCACGTCGGCGAAATTCTGGCCGGTGCCGAAATCGTCCAGGGCCTTTTGGATGTGCGCCCTGGGCGTGGTGGTGAATTTGTAGTCCCCGAAATGGCCCCTGGCCGGATAGTCCGGGACCACCTGGGGGCCCCCTCCCCCCAGCGTAGACTCTTTGGCCTGCTTGCCCAGCCCGAACGCGTATCTTTTTTTTATCTCCTCGGTCGTCATCGTGTCAGTCCCCCTATGCGTCAAGCCGGAAACCCTGATCTGCCCTGCCGCCGGGCGGAGGCCACGGCGGCCCCCTCCCCTGGCGTCAGCGTGCTCATTCCTATCAGCATGCCCGCCATGGCGCCCACCAGCGCGCCCGCCATCACGCCGCCCATCCGGGCCGCGGCGTGAGTCGCGGGGCCCGAACCCTCCGCCAGGGCACCGCCCGCCCAGCCCCCGGCGAGGGCTCCGGCGAAGCCTGTGCCTAGCGGCAGGTAGGCGAGCTTGCGCCGTATTCCAGGCGAGGCCTCCTCCGGGTGGATCGCCAGCCGGCCGAACTGCTTCTCCGCGCTGGCCGCCGCCTTCAGCAGACACGCGCCCCCGCTCCTGGCCGGGCGGCCGGCCTGCTTGCCCAGGTAGCCGGCCTCGAAGCCCGCCTGCTTGCCTATCTGGCCGCCGGGGCCCGCGTCCACAAGGGCCGGGGCCAGCCGCCTGTACTGGTCCAGCAGCCACGACTCCTTGTCAGGCCTGCTTTTATACAGGCGCAGATAGCGCATGGCCCTCTTCGCCTCGGTGTCCATGCCAGAATCCCGCAGCTGGCCCTCGAAAGCGTCGTCCGTCACATCCGGGCCGTAGGGGGGCAGCCGCAGCCTGAGCGCGTCGCGGCTCAGGGGCCGGTCCTGGCCGGACGAGTCGTCAAGCAGCCGGGACCCCTTCGCGCCGTAGGACCACGCGTTCAGCGCCTGGACGGCCGGCTCCAGCTCCATGGGGTTGGTGTACGGGTAGGCGTCCGCCTTGTCCGGATCGGACGACATGTCCTCGACTATCCGGCCGCTTTTGCCTGTGGCGGCCGGCCGGGACTCGCTCCTGGCTCCCACATCATCCTTGTACTCCTGGCCGTTGCGACCCACAGTGTACTTGTGCGTGAACTCGTGCCGCAGCAGCTTCAGCCAGTCGGTGCCGTCGCCGGGGCGGACCCCGTTGGTCGTCAGGGCGGCATCGGCCCGCTGCCTGTACTCGTCGGCGTCCCCGAACGGGGATATGCCCAGCCTCGGATCCATTCCGCGCCCCAAAATCAGCGACCCGCCGCCGTTGCCGCCGGTCAGTGCCCAGCCCGTCCTGCCGCCCGGCTCGTACCTGAACGTGAAGGGCTCCTTGAACGCGTCGAGGTTGAACGGAATCCCCGCCCGCTCGGCGTAGCCCTTGGCCCGGGACCGCTCCCTCTCCGCCGCCTCCCCGTACGTCCCGGACAGGAAAAGGCGGGCGGGATCCTGGACCACGTACTTCTCGTGGTAGTCCGGGGAGCGCGTCTCAATAGGGGGCCGGGGCGCGCCCCGCTCGGGGAACTCCCTCTCGATGGCGCCGGAGGCCGCCAGCGCGTCAAGCGCGCTGGCGGACCCCTCCATGTCCCTGAGCATGGCGGCCTCGTGCTCCCGCTCCCTCTCGTCCGAGCCGACCGAGCCGCTGGCTGATTTCGCCATGTATCCCGACTTGAATCCGATCTCGTACGCTTGCTTGCTCATAGACTTCTCGTGTGTTGACTCCGCTTGGGAGTTCTGTTTAGTGATGCCCGTCGTGAGCGGGACGAACTTGCGCTTGGCCGGGGCCGGCTTGACGACAGGCTCGGCCACCTGCTTCGGCGCGGGCTTCGCCGGAGTCCTGTCCGGAACCTTGGACTCGTCTATTATGGTCTGCCGCGGCCGCTGGTTGTCGAACCACAGCTGGTCGACCACCTCCGCATTGTCGCCGTCCTCTATCATGTTGGCCACCACGCCGGCGCGGGCCGGCCCGACCTGCTTGGCGTATAGGCTGTCGGACGCCTCTGCTCCGGCGGCCTCGAAGTCCCCCGCCTCCAGCGCGTCCCTCATGTCGGTGAACGTGGCGAGCCGTTTCGGCCCCATGTTGTACAGCATGTTCTTCAGACCGGCCTCGCGCGTGGAGTCCAGTTCGACGCCCGGGAGCAGTTTGGCCACCTCTTTAGCGCCGGAGTCGTAGACGGCCACGGCCTCGTCGGCGTGGTCCATCAGCGAGCCGGACTTGGGCGCCGCCCCGCCTGTGAGTCCGAACGGCTGCGTCCACACCTTGCCGACGGGATCCCAGGTCGGTTTCCAGCCCTTAGCCGACGACTTGTCCTCGGCGTAGCCCTCCTGCTTGAGCAGAGTGTGGGCGCCGACGGACGGCGCGTCGGCGGCCTGTTTCAGCAGGCCCATCGCGTAGCTTCTTTTTATCTCTTCGGCGGTCATTTGAAACCTCGGTTTATTTTAGCGCCCGGCTTCCCGGGCGCAGGCGCATACGCGCGCGGCCTCAAACCACCACCTTGGCCCAGTCGTTGGCGGCTCCTCTTCCGGCCAGGACCCCGGGGGCGATCCTGCGCAGCGTCTCGTCGTACCACTTCTGCCTGGCCGGGTCCTTGTCGTAGTTGCGGCGGTACCTTATGGCCCTGGCCTCCTCGTCGGTCAGCCCGTCCTCGTCGAGCATCTTCTGCAGCGCGTCGTCGTCGGGGGCGGCGAAGTATCTGCCCAGGGCGCCTTGGTACTCCTCCGGCGTCATCTGCCTGTTGTCGCCTTTGTCGTCCACTCCCCAGGCCCCCTTGCCGGTGGCCCTGGTCAGCCCCCTGTTGAGCGCTCCGGCGGCCGGCGTCCACTCCAGAGGTACCTGCTCAACGTAGCTGAGCGGACGGCCGGAGGCGTCAGGAGGCCGAAAGGCGTCGGGGACGCCTCCCGCGTCGGTCATCGCCGGAACGGTCTTGGCGTGGCTGACCTCGTGGCCCAGCACGTCCACTCCGCTGCGCATCCACGTGTCCGCGGCCTCCTCCGGCGCGGTTGGCCCGCCGGCCCCCACGGGAATCCCGAGTGACTGCAGCGTCCTCCTGGGGCTCAAGCCGTTTCTCAAAGGATTGACGCTCCACTCGTCGTAGTTGTGTATGACGCTCGGGGCTCCTCCGCCCAGGATGTTGGCCTGGTCGCCTATGGTCACCACTCCTGTGCGCCCGTCGTAGTTGGGGCCCGACCCGGGGACCCCGTCCGGAGCGACCGAGACTCGGGTCGGCTTGTTGTAGTCGGCCATCCTGTACGGGAATCCGTTCGCCTCGTTGTACTTGTCCGCCGCCTTGATCCTGTTCTGCGTGTCCGCGCCCCACGTCCTGCGCAGTAGCGCGTCGGCCGGGCTCGGCATCACCCAGCTGGACTGCTCCGGATTTCCTGGGGCGGAGCCCGGGCTGGCGGCGGAGCTGGAGGCCAGGTCGGCTCCCTTGGAGCCTGGCGCGGCCGGCTCTGCCTGGCCGGACAGCTGGAAGTTCCGCATCAGACGCTCGCCGCCCGCGGCCGCCTTCCGCTCCATCTTGGCCGCCGTGGCGGCCTCCCGGGACGCCTTCTCCTCGGGAGCCTCCTCCGGGGCTTTGCCTATCAGCGAGTCCAGTCCCCCCGGCCCGAACGGCCCGGCCTCCTTGGCCAGGTAGCCCGCCCTGTACCCCGCCTGCTTGGCCATGTCCGCGGCGGGCGCGGCCTGCGGCGCAGGCTGTGACGCGGGCATGACCCCGTACTTGTCCCTGTAGGCCAGGGCCTCCTCGGGCGTTATCGGGCTGCCCGCCGCCTCGAAGGCCCGCTGTATCTTCTCGGGCTTCGCGATGTTGCTGCCGCCCTTCAGGTAGTCCACGCTGAACGGCACGCCGCGCGCCTTGAACATCTTGCCGAACTGGTCCCTGCGCCACAGGAACTCCCGGATCTTGCCGTCGGCTCCGATGACCTTGCGGTCAGGGTCCTTCAGCTTGGCCGCGGCCAGCATCTGCAGCGCGAACATGCAGTCCTGCAGCTCGCCGTCAAGCTCCTTTGAATCGTCGCCGGCGAGGGCCTGGTGGAACTCGTCCAGCTCGCCCTTCAGGTAGTCGGGGCCGTAGTCGCGGTCGCCCAGCAGCTGTTTTTTTATGTAGCCGTACTTGTAGCCTGGCATCATGACCTCATGCGGGTGATGTGTTGGTCTTTCGTTCGTTCTTCCCTAACGCGGGCAGCAGCAACTCCAGATACTGTTTGTACGGCATCTCCTTGGTGGTGCCGTCCGGCATCTTGATCTTTATGGCGGACCCCTTCTTAATGGAGGGCAGCGTGGAGTTCATGAAGACGTCCTTGCCTACGTCGTCGGGCAGGGCGGAGCCCGGCGCCCCCAGTATCCTGGCGGCCTCCTCGGACGCCTGGTTCGTAAGCGCGGCCCGCTCTCTGGCCGCCGCCCCCATATCCGCGTGCCTCCTCAGATCCGCGGACACGCTCGCGGCGAAATCCGCCCCCGGCGGAGGCCTCGGCGAATCCTGCGTCCGGCCTGCTGCCTCGGCCTGGGCCAGCAGCTCCTTGTATTTGTCCGCGGCTCCTGCGCCGTAGATGGCCTCGATGGCCTTCACCGTCTTATTGGCCTTGTCCGCGCGATTCTCGTAATCCAGCTCCAATGGAGCGGACCTTCGCGTCAGTTGGTCCAGCATGTCCGCCCCAACTGCCTCGCCCGGCTCGAAATCCTGGCGCAGGCGGGGATCCGCCAGCCTGCCCTCCGGCGTATACCCGCCGCGGGTGTAGTCCTTGGCGTAGCCGCGCAGAAACGCCAGCTGCTCGGTGAGTCTGCCTATGTAGTTGGAGCGTGGGTCCTTGGTGCCATACGCGTTCTCCCGCAGCCCGGCCCCGTGGTCCAGGGCCCGCCTCGCGCCGCGGCTCAGGCCCATCGGATCGACCGCCGGATCCACAAGCTCCGTGGGGAGCCCGCCCGCGTCCGTGGCGTGGCTGCCCTCGTGGCCGGCCACGGTTTTGAATAGATTGTACCCATGCGCCGCGTTGGTCAGGTTGCCGGCCAGCGATCCGTTGGCCGGATCGGCCGGGTCACGCCCGGACTGCCCCCGCAGATATGCGTTGGCGTAGGCCCGGTCATCCATGGCCAAGGCCATCCGGGGCAGCTCGCCCACCGGCGTCTTGGCCGTGAAATCCCGAGTCGACGCGAGTCTCGGGACCGCGTCCACCATGTTGACGTTGACGGCGCCCGGATCCTTGGAGGAGTGGAAGCCGGCCATCCCCGGCCCGCCGTACTCCTTGACGTCGAAGAAGGGCGCCTGCTGGAAATCGGCCGGGGACTTGGATCCGAAGTACGAGCCGTACACGGCCGGATGGTTCTGCTCCAGCCACTGCCTGTACTTCAAGACGCTGTCCGAGTATGTCCGGGCGGCCTCCGGGCCCAGCCG